ACGACCCATTGGGTAATCACCAGAAGCAGAAGCTCCTGTCCAGTTTGCTGAGAAACCAGGAATGTGATCTTCAAGTGCTGAAACAAGTTCAACAGTAACACCAGATGCAGTTACACCAGCGATGTTACGAATTTGAGCTGCGATAGTAGCAGTTGGGCCAAATGTGTTTTTTGCTTGATCATATACGTTTAGAGATGTGAATGCTGACAAATTAGCCGAACCAACAGCGTTTGTTTGTCTGTAGGCTCTGAACATTGGGTATCCATCGATACGTGAGAAACCTAAGAATTCAACAAGACCTTCTTTATTGTCAGAAGCAGCAGGTATAGCTTGAGTCATAGCTGTAGAGTTGAATACATTATCAAAAATTCTACCACCGGATAGACCACCAGTTGTTTCTGTGATGGCTGGGCTAGCACCTGCTAAAGAAGCTGTGATACCTGCTTTGATGGCATCCAAGTTTGAGGCATTAACCTTGAAAACTTGTGGTCTGCCTTCATTTTCTTCATCTACATCATCGTATCTGAAATCGATGAATAGAAGTTCAATTCTTGGGCCAGGGGTTGGTTTTACAGCTACAAGGTCAAGACCGATTGTTTGAGCTGCGATTTTCATAGCAACTGGTAGTAGATTCTGAGCTACGTCACCCGAACCAGGAGTTGCGTTGATGGTTTGACCAGCGAAGCTGGCTGGGTTTGGAGCTAATACGCTACCCATACCTTGAATACCTGCGTTTACGTAGGCATTTTCATTGATTGAGTGATATTCAGCATATTCTGACATCCAACCCAAACGTTCACTATCTGTGACACCCATGTTCTCTAGAACAGGAGACCACTTCTTAAGTGCTTTTTGTGAATCAATTCTTATGTGAGACATTTTTTTATTTTTTTTTGTTTTATATATTCCTTAAAAAACCATACTTTTTACAGAGGTGGATTTTTTATTGAATATTAGATACTTTTGAATCTTTCTAGTATAGATCCGATTTCTTTTTCACTTAGTCTATCTTCTTGAATAAGAGCTTCGTGAGAAACTAACTTCTTAGAAGTTTGTTCTTTTTTGAATTGTCTTGTGTTCCAGAAGTGTTCAACTTTAAGTTCAGAATCAAGTTCTGGATAAAGTTTAGCTTGTGAAATAATCGATTTCTTACTTGATTCATCGATCTTTGTCCAGATTGGCTTTATGTTATCAGGCATCAATCTGATTAGTCTTTCTTCTAAAGACTCGTTTTTGGCCGATAGAGCCTCGTTGATTAGTCTTAAAACCTCACCACCAGTAAAATAACTTCTTTCGTTTACATAAAGTTTTACTGTTTCCTGCTCTTCATTTGTAAGATTGTGGAAACTATCTACTTGTGTTTTGTTAAGGAATTTTAAGAAATTCAAATCATTATTCTCAGAAACTTTTCTTTTTTTAGCTTCTAAAATCAGTTTATCTATTTGTTTTGATAATTTAGATTCATTGTAAACAGGGTTCTCTTCTTCTTCGAGTGGATCGGTTTCGATAGTATCTTCATCGTAACCACACTCCTCACAACCTTCTGTGTCCATATAGTATGCAGAAGTTGATTTTGGAAGATCTCCTTTCATTTTGCCATACATCGGAAGTTCTTCTTCTTCGTTTGGTTCGTCTGTTGGCATTTCATCCATAGCAACTACCTCTTCTTCTTCAAATCCGAAGTCTTCAAGTGTTGGAATAATTTTACCACCTTTTGATTCATTGATTCTTGAACCATTTAATTTTTCTGAAATAAGTCCAGCATAAGAAATTGTCTTATCAACATTTTCAGCTAGATACTCAGAATAAGCGATGTTATCATCTAGATGCTCGGCGATGTATTCAGAGTAAGCGATGTTACCATCAAGGTTCTCAGCGATATACTCAGAATAAGCAATAGAGTTATCTAGATTTTCAGCTAGATATTCAGAGTAAGCGATGTTTGTATCAAGGTTCTCAGCAATATACTCTGCGTATTTGATACTACTTTCTAGATTCTCAGCAATGTATTCTGAGTAGGAGATATTTCTATCCAAGTTCTCAGCTAGGTATTCTGAATAAGAAATATTTCTATCCAAATTCTCGGCTAAATATTTAGAGTAAGAGATATTTCTATCTACGTTCTCAGCTAGATACTCAGAGTAAGAAATGTTCTTGTCTAGATTTTCGGCTAGATATTCCGAATAGTTGATTGCTTTTTCTAGATTTTCGGCTAGGTAATCGTTGTGAGAAATGATTTTCTCAGTTTTTGTTCTCAAGTCTTTGTTTTCATTAACAACAACTTGAATTTTCTCAGCTAGATAATCTAAATATTTAACTACTTGGCCGTTAGTCTTATTAAGTTCTTCATAATACTCAATAAGTTTTTCAACTTTCTTAGGTTCAACACTACCTTTGGTGATAGCTGTTTTTACCTGTTGCTTTGTTGAAGCGATTTCATTAATTAGATAATTAGAATAGTCCGTGAGTTGTCTTTTTGTAACAAATTCATTTTTGTTCATATTAAAAAGTTCATTTATTTTGGACTCGTTGGATACTTCGTATATCCTAAAGTTGCTTTTATTATTAAATCCTAGGGATTCATTGATCGAAGACATACGAGCTGATGCAAATCCAGGATCTGCTACGATATCGTAAGTAAATAGTTTCTTGAGTGTTACTGATCCGTCGGATTCAGTAATACCAGCTGCTCTTGAGGAAACAAAGATTGGGCAACCATCATCAACAAGTGACTTAGCTTCTTTACCCCAATAAGTAGAAAGTAGTTTAATTCTACCATCAACTCTGTTTTCATTTTTGAGATATTTTGCCTCTAAAACAAGGTGTGAAGCTCTAGAAAGAGATGTATCAAAAACATCTGGGTGATCAAATTCGCCATAGACGACACCCATGTTTTGAATTCTTTCTGTTAGTTCAGTTAAGGCCGGAACGAATTTATCGGCTGTGTATATCCTCTCATTTCTGTTCTTTTTATCGAACTCGGTGAAGATACCACCTAGAACATAACTGTTTTTTTGTGATGTTGCACTCTCATTGACCTCTAAAGGATTAGTGTTGTTTTCAACAATTAATATTGGTTTCATGAAGGCTTTTTTTTGTTTATATATTAATTAAAAAATCCACTATTAAAGTAGGTGGATTTTTTATATAAACTCAAAAACCTACTTATTCAAGATCCATTTTCTGTTACCACAATTCCAAACTCTTGAGTATCCAAGTTCTTGTGTTATTTGCTCTTCTGTTTTGTTTGGATCAGCTCCTTTTTTTACAAGTAAGTGTTTTCTATAGTTGAAACGATGTTTTCTAATACCATTAACAACATACCAATATCCGGGTTGTGATTGTCCTGAATAGTCAAAACCCAATGTTTCGTATAGTTCTCCCTGAGAAATCATATTATCTGAGTAGGTTTGTATCTGTATCCAAGAATAGTTGTTTTTAAAGTGTTTTAGTAATTTTGAGGCACTTCCTGGACAACTAACATAATTTTTGTTACAAAATCTAGTTAGTTCCCATATACCTTCACCACCTTTTCTAGAAATAGGTAATCTTATTTTGGAAAAACACATAAGTGATATTAGTTCGCCTTCATAATACAATCCTAATCTTACAGAAGATTTACAATCTCCTTGTAAATGATTATCTTCTAAGAATTTTTTTGATTCTAGATAGAGAACTTCTCTTATCTGACATTTTCTAGCCCAAATACGAGTAGTTGGTCTTTTCAACTTGTTTAAAATGAAAGATTTCACGATATCTTGTTTGGTCAAATAATCATCTTCCCATATAGTATAAAGTTTTATTCCTAGTTTTTCACACACTTTCATTTTTTCTAGATGATAATCTTTGGACTTGAATCTAGATGAGTGCCAAAAAACTCCATTAAATTCAAATGCAATTTTAAGATCTGGTAGATAAAAATCAAGCTCTTTGGGATATATTACTGATTTATCATTCATAAGAACTTCGCCATCAAAATTTTCCTGAAATATTTTTAACAATTCTTCTTGTTTTAGTGAGATAGTCTCACCTATAGGATGGCATATAGTGCATATAGGTGTTGAATTTTTTACTCTTGTATAGAACTGATAGGTTAAAATATTGAAATTCTTAAAACACTTATTACAACCAAAATGTAGCGAAGTAGTATCTGTATCTTTATCAAATCCAAGAAAAGTATAGTCTGATGGATTTATTTTTTCTTCAATTCTATCTCTATAGTTTTTGTAAAACTCGAAGATTGTTTTTTTATGAACTTCTGGATTAGACCAGGGGTGTTCTGTACCCCATCTTTCTATAGACGTTTTTTTATAGGATTCTTTCCAGATCTGGATGTTTTCTTTGAAACTTTCAACTCTTTTATCTAATATATCTCTATTCTTTGATGGATTATCAACTCCCCAATTTTTGATAAGTGTTTCTTTTGATTTATTTTTAACCACATCACTAGACATAGGTGAATTACCGCCCCATTTGGTTTGATTAGTTTGTATTATCTTGTTCCGAATGGTCGGGGATTCACTTGGTGTTTTAGTTCCCCATTTTTCAAGTGAATTATTTATTTTTTTATTTTTTACATTAGGATCAGAAGAAATACATTTTGTAGAACAATATGAAATATATCCTAGAGTTGAATTTTTATATTTTGTAAAATTCTTACAATCATCTCTTTTACATTTTGGTTGAGTAGTAATTCCGTGATATGATAAGTAAACCTTTTCTTTGAACGGTAAGTCATTCAATCCATTTTCTTTGCAAAAATTTAAGATAGCTAAATAATGATCCGGATAGTGATATTTGACATAAGATTCTTTTGACATCTTACCTGAACTATCATTTTTTAATAAGTTGCCTAAATCTTCTAACATACCTTTCTACATATATATAAAATACTCCAAAAGTTTTTTGCATAAAAAAACCAGACACTTTGGTCTGGTTTTTTTGTTTTGCACTTTTTGTTATGCTGTGATAAATCCACCACTTTGTATTGCCCCGGTTCTGAGAATTGTTACGTTGTTTACTATAACACCCATCGCCTTTATAGGTTCTACATAAGTATCCAATACACCAATCTGATTATCAATAATATCAGGTGTGTTGTTTTCTTCATCACATTTGTTAAAGTAGTTATACAAACCAGCTCTGTTGACATAGGTTTCGCAGATTACATCAGCTCTGAGTTTAATTTCAGCTCTAATTTCTGGAGTATTAAATTTCCATTGGAAATCAAGTAACATATCAGCTAGTTCTCTCTCAAGTTCAATAAGAACTTCTCTAACGTGAATATAAGATAGAGCAGATACAAACTGAGTTTGTGCTGTATTTTCTGTTTCAATTACGAATCCTCTGTTTCTCTTGAATACAATAGGGTTCATTTTAGCTCCGTTCAAGTTTTCAATATCTGTTAGTGAAAAGTCTATTTCTAGATTATTGATGCCAAGAACTCTACCGTTTGTAACACCTGCAACAACTGTCCAAGGAGTGATTGTTGAGTTTGTTGTAACAATTTTTCTCAAATAAGATCCTGCTACATACATAGCTGGTGGAATATCAATTATTCTACCATTATCATCAATTGTAACGTAAGGTGCAAAATATCCAACAGCTGATACACCTTTACCCTGTCCAAATGAATATAGGAAAGCAGCTGCTGTGTCTGGGTCTCCACCCTGAGCTATAAAGCTTGTCTGAAGAACACCTTCGCTATCTACGAAGCTTGGTGATACAGAAGTTCTGAAACTTCTCATCGATGGCATATTAATGATACCGAACGCGTCAAGTCTTTCTCCACAAATATCAACTAATTGTTGTTTTGAATTTTCGATAAGACCAAGACCAAATGAGTCAACTACATATCTGAAGTCAAGAGCTTCTTTATTTGTAAGAGCTCTAAATAGTGGAGTCCCTTTAGCTACAAGATTCAAGATTTGGTTTTGACGAGTTTCTGTTCCATCCGGCATCGATGCTTCTCTAATTTGGAATCCTTCGAATGCAAGGCCCTTATAAGTGGTTACATAATTTTCGATTGAACTATATCTCTTGGTAATATAATCACCGTTCACAGTTGTTTTCTTAATTGCTGAATCACAAGTAAGCTCTGTGAGTGCGGTATTTCCACTCCATCTTCTTTTTGTTAAAATTCTAGTGAGTTTTCTTGGAACTTCACCAGTAGCCAATGAAGCAGTTGAATAATCAGCTTCAAGAAAATCTCCAATCTTAATCTCAGGATATCTAGTAGAATCCACTAAGATCTTATTTGTATTTTCAGTCCATCCTGTTGGAACTAGAATATCGACTGTTTGATCGAAGTTACCTCTCTTAGAATAGGGGAAAAAGTTTGTATTATAGTCTAAATTAGTAAGAGATTGTGTTCCAACTAAAGTTTCATCTGTAAATTTACAGATAAGATTTTCATTAGAACTTGTATCTGAAGTATACATTTTCAGATAGTGTTTTGTATCAGCATCCCAAATATATTTAGCAACTCCACTCTCATTCGACACAGATTTGTCTAGAACATAATATGATCCACTAGCCGCTGTAATTTCATAAATAGATGTATTGAGTGTTGAATCTGGTAGAACAAAAGAAAATCCTACTCCAACTTCAGATGGAACACTACCACCTGAAAATAATATCAAATCAAGATCTGAATCTAAAAACTGATAACTAATCGTTCCTGATAGAACATTAGGGTGAAAATAATCACCAGTATTGATAAATCCGTCGTAGTAGTTTCTAAAGAACGTTGACCACTCACCAACTGAACCCATATCTGTTGTCTCGGCTACTTCGGTCTTTGTTTCAAAACCATTTATACCTAATATCAACTCATTATCTACTCTATATAGAACAAGAACACCAGACTGCATCATTGAGGTTACTGCCTCTGGTAATACGAGTTGGAAAGATTTGTTTTGTGTTTGTGTATTGACTACATTTTGAACTTCAGTATTTTGTAAACTTAGTTTGTCAAAATCTGTATTCAATAAAATAGAACCTTTATACTTATCGGTCGATTGTAAGAAACTTACAAGAGAATTGAAAGTTTTAATTCTTCTATAGTTCTCGTAATCAGATGTTGCGATTGTTCCAGTTGTTGATGGGAATAATACATTAAGTGTTTTAAGGTCTGAACCAGTCGCCGTGATATAGTAGTCTGAACTCGAACCATGTGAAAGCTCTCTGTAACCACTATGACCTACCGTAACATTTGAATATGTTACGCTACTAAATGAACCAGACACAATATCATAAGTAGTATATCCTAGAACAATATCCGTAGCAGCTACTGTTGGTTTAGAAGAACCTCTTAAGGTCTTGAATTCACCACTTGAATTCAAGTAGAATACTTGTGAATAAGTTCCGTTGGATAGTGTCCCGGCACTTACTGTGTATGTGAAATTATCCGTTAGTGATATAGTTGAAGATCCTATAACTACAAATGAATCAACACCAACTTTATATTCGAAGTTGAAACTTGTGTCACCCATCAAACTGAAAGACCATGTATATCCACTAATTGTTCCTGCCACTAAATCATAGATGTATCCATCTGAGTAGAAAGCAGTTCTTTCTTCTCTTGTTGGTGCTACACGAAAATCTGCTGAGAAAGTTCCAGCTAGACCGATAACATTACCAGGAGAATCCAAAAACTTTTCAGAATATGAAAGTTTTTCAATAAGTGTTTCTTTGTAAGAAAGAAATTCTACTGAAGTAGCTGAGCTTCCTACTAAATTAGCACCGATTAAATCAACAAGTCCATTTGGATAATCTGTCTCGAATAGATCGTTGTCAAAAGTACAAAATAGACCCGATCTATCGGTATCGTTATTTATAATAGTTTCAATAAAGATATTTCTACCATTTGCATCCCTAAAGTATGGAACAAGTGATAGACCTTCATAATAGGCTAAAAGATTGATATTTCTATCGTTTGCGAAATTTCTAAGTTCACTCTTTTTGATACCTTCTGTTGTAAAATACTGTGACCATCTCGGATCAGAAGTTAATTCAACATAATTAGTCCAATCACCACCAATTACAACAACATCAACCATATAATCGGATGCGTAATCGTGCATATTTAAATATCTTGGCATATTTTCTACATTACCATACCATTCGATCATTGTTCTGTCAAAACCTGTTAGGGAAGACTTCACAACAAAAACTGTTATTGTTCTATCTGAAAAGTTTGTAAATGAGAGAATTTGTTTAGTGTAGTCACCTTGATTTTGTTTTGTATAGAGGCCAAAAGATTGTTCATCTCTCTTCCAAAAACCAGTAGTATCAAAAAATCTCCTGTAGGGAGCAGTTCTCTTGACCAAATTGGTATTATCCGTTGAGGTAGAAAGACTTCTATATCGTAGTAAATCTTCTGTATCTGAAGTCGATAAAAGATTAACCGCTGTTACTGGTGTTTGTTCAAGTAACTTGGTGATAGTTCTGTGAAAAAAAGATCCCTTTCTTTCTAAGTTTCTATCGATAGGACCAAAAATCCTTTCTAGATCAGAGGTGTTCTGTATTAGAACAGCCGTATTTACTGGACCTTTTCTAGAAAATCCCACAACTAAAGTACTGAAAGTATCGATAATTGTTGGTGACTCGACTATTGACCTATCAATTTCTTCTAAAAAGACACCGGGTCTTTTATATTTTCCAATTTGAATTGCCATATTTTTTTATTTATTTTGATACTATATATATTTATTTAAAAGTGATTTTTTACACTTTTTAGGATAGTAGAGCGAAATACTCTTTAAAATGTTTCAAACGATCCGCAAGACCGATTGTTCCACCATTTACTCTTTTCGTTACCGCAGTTACTGTCGCTTCATCACTACCTTTATCACAAATAGCCCAGAGTTTGTTAGAGTCAAAGAAAAAAGCTGCTGATGCTAGAGGATATTTACTAGCTACAAGATCAGGATTGGCAACTGTATCTTCACCTATAAACTTAGCAAAATTAGTATAGTTCGATTTACCGGTGAGTTGGATATAACCACGACCTCTAAACTTATAACCTTCTTTTGTAGATTCGTCACCATTACCCATACGACCACCGTATACTTTAGATGCTATTTTTTCTGGATTTTTAGCGTAAGAATCAGCAGTGGTGCCAGGGAAATATTTTGGAAATATCTTTTTAAGACCATCAGCTGAGTAATTGAGATTTTCTTGGATGTGCTTGAATCCACCAGATTCATGACCACACTGTGCTAGAAAATGAGCTAAACGAAGTGGTGTAGTAATATTGAATTTCTTAGCAGTGTCAGGTATTTGAGCTATTACGGCATCAGGAATATGACCTTTTAGTTTTTCAAGTTTGAACGTAGAATCTGTTGGAAATACGACATCTTCTTTGATTGGTTTTGCTGCGGCCGGTGCTGTAGGTGCAGTAGTTGCTGCTGGAAACATTTTCGCCCAAGTTCCATCACCAACAATACCATCTGCTGTAAGTCCGTTAGCTGCTTGCCACTCTTTTACTTTCTTTTCAGTTCCAGGACCGAATACTCCATCAGCAGCCAATCCTAATTTTTGTTGAAGTTTTTTTACTTCTTCACCTTTTGAATTTAATTTAATGACCATAGTTTTTTATTTTTTTTTTTTAGGATATATATAAAATCAAAAATTATTATTTTTTCATGGCGTTTTCAAGTGACTGACGAAGAGCTGAAGAAAACTCAGTTCTCTCGAAAGGAAGTTTTTCATCTTGAAGTTGAAGTAAGGTTGAGGATACAGAAGTTTTGTTTGATCCTTCACCGATATACTCTTTGCCGTCGATAATAATTTTTGTTTTAACAATCGTTTTCTTTTGCTTGAACTCGAAAGGTCCGATACGAATACCTTTTGTTGGTGCTTCGATTGAAAGTATTTCTACGTTAATAGCTCTGCCGCTATCACATAAGGTATATCTATCGTTAGCAAGTTCCGTAACGATTTGTTTTGCTCCGTAGGTTAGTTTTGTATCTTGGACACCGTTCATGTGAGCGAGTGTTATAACACTCGCTATAAAGTAACAAATAATTGAATCCATTTTTAATTTCTAGATTTTATCTTGAAATTTTTAATTTCAAGTATAGTTATATATCTAGAAATTAATCTTGAATTTTAGAAGCAGTTGTTGTAGTTCTGTGTTTACCTTTTGAAACTATCCATATTAGTGAAGTATTCTCAAAGGTTCTAGTATGACTCAGAGGTCTTGTCAGGTAGTAATTTGGTAAAGTAGAGTTTTGTTCTATATCGAGTTTTTCGGCGTTGGAAAACACTAGATTTTGATTTAATGTTGAATTATTCCAAAATATATTCCAAGCAGATTTAATATCAAAATAATTTGTTGTAGAGTCTGAGGTTATATCACAAGTGTAAAAATCCCAACTTCTCATCTCTGATGGAAAAGTTTTCATAAAGAGTAAATAATTCAGTTCTGATTCTATTATTGTGTTAGAGTATTGTGAACTATTTATTGTAGCTCTGAACGTATAGTTTTGTGGATTAGAAAATGAAGAATTACCCTGCGTATTTGTAAGAATAGTTCCTTGTGGTATCCAAGTTGAACTCTGAACGAAAGGCGTAAAAAGGACGGAGGAGTTAGAGGTTCCGCTCCAATTTGAACCATTCCTTCCTGGTGTGGTGATTATTTGAGAGTTATCACTATTTGAAATACCCTGTAATGAAGATAGAGAAGCGCAACCAGGGTGCGAGAGTAGATTTATTCTTACAGTGTTGGTAGTTTCTGATAATACTATTTGAAAATCAGTAAAGAGAGTAGTAGTTGTTCTACAATTATAATATCCAATGTGATAACTTACTATAAATCTTCTATTTGGTTGTGATCCGGTAGTTTGGTATCTAACAAAATATCCGGATATCGGAAAGAGATCCATAGCGTTTGCGTGTATTCCGTTTCTTACTGTATTATTTGGAGAACCACCAACGATATCACCACCCGTATTGGTAAATGAAATCCATCCGTTAGAGCAGATATTTACAGTTGTAAAATTAGTTCCCCAGTAATTGAAAGTAAAACCAATTGGTAGATTTGATATAGTCTGGTCATCACCGAGAGTAAGTGAAGTTCCTGATGTTGATTCATAAGCATATGGAACAGATCCTTGTGTGTATCCAGTCTGACCTGGAACAAAATGTTCAACCGTTACTGGAATTCCCTGTGGTATTCTACCATCAATAGTAGAAATAGTAATAACTTGGCCAAATACAACACTTGATAAAAAGAGAAAATACGTAACAATTCTAAATATTTTCATTTTAATATATATAAACAAAAAAATAAAAGTCCAAAAAAATGAAACTTATAAAAAAATTTGAAGAGTTTTCACCAGGTGAAAGTTGGGATAATCTTTCTAAAAAAAGGGGCAGAAAATTAGATCATTTAGTAGGTCAAACACTTAATTTTAATATCATAACTTATCGCACTGAGGATTTCACCAAAGACGAATTAGAATATAAAAGAAAAACTAACTATGTCGGCACTATAAAACAAGTTCTAGATTGGGATATTTACGAAGAGCCAAAACTTGTTATTGAGTTACCGGAAAGAACATACAAAATAGGATATAACAAAGCAAAAGATATCTTCTACATAAGTAGATACTATCTAGCTAATCAAATTTTAGGAAAACGAGATGTTGATAAAAATATTTTAGAAGAGTTTAAACAATTTTTCTATAGTCAACTTTTCGATCTTGACAAACAATACAGAGATCAATAAACTAAATTCTGTTGATTAGTAAAACCCGGTGTTAGTAAATAAAAATTTGACACACCACCATTTGTAGGTGTAAAAGTGTAAGTAGATTGAATACCAGGTATCGTATTTCTTAGATCTCCAGTGCTAGAAATAAGAGTATTCCACTGAGTTTGTGTGAAAAGAAGTGTTCTTTTTTGATAGGATAATCCACCTATTCTTCTTGATGTTAAATAAATATCACCAATAGTTATACTATTATCACCCGTAATCTCGTATTTATGGAAATGGATAGAACGTAATGGTATTCTTTGTAAAACAATACTATCAATACCTAAAAAATCAGAACTTGTTAGATTTGACAAAGTTGTCGGTATAGTCACTTCTACAGACCATTCATCACCAATTAGTCCTGTTGAAGAAAGAGAATATTGACCAGAACTATTTGTTTGTGAAGTTGATTGTAAAGTCCAAGAGCCAGGTGATGAAGTTGGAATACCAATTTCCGAAGTTTGTAGAGAGTGAGTTGATTGACCGGGTCTTCTCCAAACAACACTAAGACCATCACCTCCGGCATACTCCTGCATTCTAGCTCGAAAGGTGTATTGAACACCACTTGTTAAGTTAATATTTCCATAAATTGGACCACTCATTCCGTGACCACCGTAATAACTAACTACAAAATTTCCACCAATAAATAGATCAGATCCATCATCTGAGTTGATACCAAAAGAATATTGACCACTTGTTTGTGGTATAAATGTTCCAGTAACCTCAACTGAATAATACTCTCCGTTATTAGGGACTGTGGCTCCTGCGTTTCTGATTGTTGTGAAAGTCGTAAAATTTAGGCAAGTAGTAGTAGGTAGTGTTCCAGTCCATCTAAGTTGTGTATTTGAAAAACTAGTATTGAATAGTCGATCGAATTCAGATGTTACTGTAGGATATGCTCCGTATTGTGAGGTATTTCCATTTCCCAAGTGTGTTGAGTATATTTTCACGTTCATCGTATTAGATAAAACTATAGTAGGTGTTCTTCTGAACAACTTTGTGATAATATTCTGAACAGGAGCATCGCCTTCAGTTCTAATAAAACCTGAATGTGTAAAACTTTGCCCTTGAGTCGATAGAGATAAAAAAATAAGTAGTAGTGGAAATATAACTTTTTTCATAATAGAATTTTAGTTCCTGTCAGGACTTGCCAGTTTAAAAATGACTGATTTACTTGATAAACACCAGAAAAACTAATAGTCCATTTAAACTTAGAAGTTACTTTCATATCTGTATTTATCATAGGAATGAACAATAAACCACTCTGATACCACTGACCTTGGTAATAATAGGTGTAGGGTGAATAAACACCAAGACCTAAAAAATTAATTCCAAGAGATCTACCACCCTTGAAATTAGTAAAACCACCACCCATCAATGCCCAGTTTCTAAAATCTTGATCTGATAATTTTCCGGTCGTGAAGGTAGTGCCTGCCATTAGTGTTACTTTATTAACTTTCTGAGCGTTGAGTAGTGAGGCTGTTAAAAACCAATCGTTGTTAAAATTAGTCATATAAGATGTCGAAAAAATACCCATATAGTTTTTCATCTTCAAAGAACCATAACCGGACAAATTAAGAATATTCTGACCTGTCTGGTAGTTGATATTTAGACCTTTGATGAAGGTTTGTTCAGTATTTACATGTGTTAGTGATGTGTTGAAACGGAAGTTATCATTACCTGTTTTGGTGATATCAGAATCATTTCTAATAACAACTATATCACCTGTAGCAATGAGAGCACCAGAAGCAACACGTGATGAACCTCGAGATGATTTACCACCACCAGAAGATCCCCCACCATCACTACCTCCACTTTCACCACCACTAGAAACTTGTTGGTTTTGTTCTCCCAGTGCGGTTACGCCACCAGATTCGGAATTATTTTCTGTAGAACTACCGTTTTGAGTTGAACCACCTCGCTGATTTGACCCACCACCCCCTCCTGTGTTGTTACCGGGAGCAGAACCATTTCCGGTTCCACCAGTTCCACTACCTGATCCAGAACCACCACCAGAACCAGATCCACCAGTATTTGAACCAGATCCACCAGTATTTGAACCAGATGCACCTGAGTTGTTTCCTGAACCATCACCAGCATTACCACCACTGCCACCTGAGTTGTTTCCCGAACCACCACTAGATGATCCTGAAGAGTTTGAGTTAGATCCATTACCGTTTTGACCTGTAGTTCCTCCAGTTGTGCCGGATCCGATACCACCGACCGAATTTCCTATCGAGCTAGCCATCGATACAACAGAAGTAAGAGATGCTACATTGTTAGCAGATACACTTCCCAAAAAATTACTTAAATTCGTAGATGCTCCAGAAGCTGCTTGACCTCTTTCTGAAGCACACGGATCAGTTCCTGGTGGGAGAGAACTTATAATTCCCTCTCTCCATCTCTCAAGTTCACCATTTTCCATTTCAGCCTGAGTGAAAGTTCTGAATCTTCCTAAAAAATTAATTGTTACAGAACCACCTATGGGTATTTGAATAGTTTCATTTCTTTGTAAACAACTATTATAATAAGTATAGGTGAAACTTTGAGCTTTTACACTCAAAATTCCACCTATACAAAGTGTTAAAATAAACGATAATAAAAATTTACCAACCATTTTGCTCCAGACGCTTTACTAGGTTCATTGTAGCAACCTCCAAAGCTTTCTGAGTAGCAATACCAACAGTTGATTGGTCAAATCCCATTTCTGGGTTCTTAAAGTAACCTTCACCGAATTGTGTAGATTGACCTTGACCAGAAGCAACGATATATTGTGAATTTTCTACATTAACTAAACGAATCTGAATACCCATAATAGTAGTATTGGTTTTCTTCAACTTACCTTTATCGTAGTTTTCTGAGTATGATACAGAAAAATCATAAATCTCTGCGTAAACGATATATTTTGGTAAGCGAATACCCTGCATTTTTAGTTTAGTTTTACCATCGTCAAGACCGTCGATTTTCTTTTCCCAGGCGTCGAGCATTTGATTGACTACGGCGTCTTTTTCTTCGGTAAATTCAAAACGATTGGTATATAATAGATTTTCTACAATACGGTTAGATACACCAAGACCTAGTCTTTTTTCCCTAAGTTCAGGAAAAGTTTCCCAGAGTTCTTTGTTGACATTCAATTTTGAAAGCTGCACGGTTTGTTTTTTACCCGTGTAGGTTGAGATAGATTCTAGTGTTCTATCAGTTTTTTCAAAATCCGCTTGATATTGTGTGGTCGAAATACTAGATTTACAACCAACTACCATCAAGAAACTTAGTGAGAGAATCGATAACCAGTTTTTCATTCTTCTCCCTCCTGTTCTTGTTGTTTTTGTCTGAGTCTTTTCATTCTCTCGGCTGGTGTTTCTTTCTTTTCCTCAGCAGGCGCAGCGGCTGGCTGAGCCTGTGGTTGAGATGCTGGCGCTACTTCTCTGATAGTTTCTTTCTCTCTGATGACGGTCGTTCCACCACCTCCAGAGTTACTCGATGCGTTGTTTTGGTTGTTGTTTTCCAAGTTGAGATTTATAACCGGAGCAGCCGCTGGTGCTACTTGTTCAGTTTTTGTCTCTTCACTGTCGTTTCCACCACCTCCGAAGAGAGTAGTAGAAATCCATACACCACCACCTGTTACCACAGTTGCTAGTGTGCCTACGATGGTCTTTTTCAATCCACCCCAGGTTCCGTCATTTTCGGTTTCTTCTGCCATAGTTTTTTTTTGTTTTTTTTTATTTTTTAATAAACTTATATATTTTTTGTTTTGTTCCTGTAGTTAATCTAACAAAATATAAGCCTGGCTTAAGAGTATTTGTTTCAATTCTTCTAGTGACGGTCTGATCTTGTGCTACAAACTGTGTTTCAGCGCTGTGTAGTTTTCCAGATAGATCGTAGATTTCTGAAGTTAGATTGTCTGGTGTTGTTTGAAAATAATCTACATACATTTCATCTACAACTGGGTTTGGATACACTCTGAAACCATTTACAAGTTGATCTACAAGATCTCTAGCTCTTCTACCGTTTACGATTGTAGCATCGGTTGGTGAAGGAATGATATTCAAATCTTGTGCTTTATCACTACCAGCTGCTTTATTGATTATTTGTATAGGTGATTCTTCCCAGTTATTGTTTAGGATTTCAAATTTGAAGTTAAACATCTGAGTTGGATTAGTGATTAGAGAAGGTGACATTTTTGATTCGTGACCACCCCATAGAATTTCACCTGTTTTCGATGAGATAAATGAGTTCCAAGCACTTGCCTCTTGTCCTACATTAACACCTACAAATTTAAAGATTTGAGGATTGTATTTTAGACCGATTTGAGAAGCACCTACTTTGTTACCATGTGTAATAAGTGTTACATTAACATCAACGGTATTATCACCAGAAATAGTAAGTTTAGGTATTCTAAACTGAACTGAATCTTTGATGTTTTGGTAGATCATACCTTGATCAAGAACATAAGATGTTCCAGATGTGCCGGTGTTAAGTCTTTGTATTTGAAAAGAAACGTTATTAAGACCCGTTCCAGTAACGTCACCAAGAACATATCCAAGATAAGTCATTGAGCTCATACCATTAAGTAAGAGATCTACGAGAGTTGTTCCGATGATCGAGGTTTGAAAAGTGTTAGGGTTTGTTATTATTGCATCAAATTCTGCCTGAGTATAATATCTAACATTGTATTCGTTAGCAACAACTGGTGACCAAGTCGTTCTTCCGGTAGCTAGACGATTAAATATAAGATACGCGTCAGAAACCGAAATTGAACCACTTCTGTTTACGTCAGCTTGTTGAAACTCATAAGATTGTGCTGTGTCAGCATAAATACTCATATCAGAAAGACGATAAGCATCTGTGATATTGATAGCTGAGTTATCAGAAAGTGTATCTAAATTTGATACTAATTTCACGTCATAGAAAGAAGTATCGTAAGGTATTTTGATACCAGCAATACCAAAGGTGTTGGTAGTGAATCTTTGACCTCTTTGATAAGCTTGTGCTGACTTTAGTTTATAGTCAAAGGCAAATGGCATTCCACTTGCAGGAGTTCCATCAACATTTAATACCGATACTGGTATTAAAAGAGTATCCATCTGAAATCTACCACCAAGATTGTAAGTTCCTAGTGTGTTATCAATACCACTTGTAGTTGTAGCGATATTGTTGTAGGTTGGTGTTCCAGTGACTCTAAGTGAGTCTACAGATGAAGGATTGAAACCAACATTATGTGGAAGTAAAACCTCGAATACTGCGCCATCTGGCCAATCAAAAACAGCCGAAGATCCGGTGTAGATGGCTGTTGCATTTACCCAACCTGGTTGTGAATAATAAGAACCATATTTGGTGGATATCGATGTTGTTGTAGGCCCCCATTTAACAATTGGTTGTTTGAATGAAGCCTGTGGATAAAAAAATCTAACCTGAAAACCAGCATAGTTTGTAAGGGTTGGATTGTGATAGTGAAGATAAACTTTAGTAGTATCTTGAAGAATACTACCAAGTGTAAACACAGTGTCGATAATAAAGTGTGGAGAAGATGAGTTTGGTGATATCAAAACTTCATTTCTACCATTTTGGCCGAACGCATTGAGCGTTATTAGGGCAAAAAGCCCTACAAGAAACTTTTTCATGGCTATTATTCTTCAGTATTTCCAGATGAGAGAGACACTCCGTCTTCTTCATCCATCTTTTGAACAAGCATTTTATCTCTGTCTTCATTTGAGAACCAGAAATCAATTACTTTGTTCAAATTACCTACGAACGCACCTAAAAGAATAAGTAAAAGTTCTTTCCAGGCTTCAGCAATTGTAGCTTTGAATAGTACGGCCATTACTATACCAAAGATTATAAAGAAAAATGTTGATAGAATAATCAAAGTGATTTTCCATCTGTTAGACTGCATAGTTTGCAGCATGAAGTTAAACCGTTCATCCGGCTCAACTTTTTGATACTCCGTGTTGTAGAGTAGTTTTGTAAGTAGTCCCATAACTTATTTTTTTTTATTTTTATATATTAAAACAAAAAAATGGGTTTTTTTACGAAAAACTCGGTTTTTTACTTGAAATTATCTATTTGTAATCTAAGATCAGATAATTTTTTTTTAGAATCCGTAATTAATTTTTGATGTTTAGTTTCTTCTTCTGAAATTCTTCTTTTCAGAAGATTTATTTCCGAATCTTTTTTTGAAACCTGATCAGATATAAGTTTTGACTGAGCCGCCAAATCTTCAGCTTGTTGAGGTAGGGTAGTTTCTTTTTTTCCTTTATCTTGAGCTTCTTTTTGAGATTGAGATTTGAAAGTTTCTAAATCTTTAACTTTCCTTTTAAGATCAAGAATAGATGCATAACTAGAAAAAAGTGGATTGATATATGATATTTCTTGTTGTTGTGTATCTTTAATATACTTTCCTAGTTTTAGCCTATTTATCAAATCTCTTTTATCTAAATAAGTGTTATAAATTGTTTCAAGTCCTGGTTTTTGACTCTCAAATTCTTTTATTTGTTCTTCTAGAGTATTATAGTGGTTCTTTTTATCTACTAGATTTACATTTTCATCAGGTTGAATAGTATATTTTTCAAGAAAACTTCTAAAACTTTGGAGTATTTTCATTGTTATATTTCAATTACATCCAATCTGCCAGTATTTGATGGATTTGAATCATCAGTAATCTCTAACATAAAACTCTTAAAACTTTTACCCGTGGATTCTACTTCTCTTTCATAGAAATTTTGGTAAGTTTCTAAATCTATTGTTGATAATCTTTGATTTGGTGCACTTAAGAATTTATTATTTTGATCATAAAGTGCTGATAGTTGAATATTAGCCTCTCCTTCTTTACCATCTCCTTCGGGATCTTTTCTTCCAGAATAAAGTTGTGGATTTATTTTAACTTTTTGATAATGAACAGATCTAAAAGGAGATTCATTTATATCACAATAGAATATCCAAATTATACCATTTTTTTCGTACAAATATCCATAGTATATGTTAGGGTCAAGTTGTGTAACATCACTCCAATCTGTGTATCCAGTATAACTCGATCTATTATCTTCATAAAATTTATTTGCAGATAATGGAGTCTTAAAAGTTATTTTGACAGGATAAAACTTTATCGACACACCACCTGATTTTGTTTCAACTTTATCTACTAATGATGTATCAAGAAAATTAACATAAATAGGAACATTACTTCCTGATTTATTTTGTAGAATATTACCGTAAGAAGTATTTTGTATTTCTGATTCCTCTTGTTGTGATATAGGATCTTTAGTAGTTGGGATGCACCACATGAATCTTTGTGTTGTTAGCGATGGTTTTACGTTCCAATATAAAAAATTTTGATTTGTATCACTGTTTTTACTCTTGTCGGCGGAATATCTCAAATCGGGTAATTTTTCTTGAATTTCTTGTCCAAAATATTTACGAGTGGCTTCGTCTATTAAATCTTCACCTCTACATTTTGATGGGGTTGCTAAATCTTGAAGTAAGTTGAACAATACTGGTCCCATCTTGCCCTTCCCTTGAATTTTTGGTGTTGATGAGTCCTGATTTTCCAATAATAATTTCCATTTGTATGAATCATTGAATTTATCCTCTGCTCCTGGATAATCAAAGTTTATATTTGCAAATATCTTCCTTAATTTTTGGTCTTGAAGTAGTCGATTTACGAAAGTCTGAAACTTTCTATAGACGATCTTTTTTGCCCAAGGTCCGAAATCAGGAATTACAGCTTCTCCACCCGCATCTTTTAGTGTAGAACTAGCGTCTCTACCTTTAGATGGACCACCTCCCAATTTTTCATATTCTTGAAAAGTTTTCATCGAAACTCTACCACCTGGTCTACCCGAAGGTATATAATCTGTTGCAAATAATCTATATGCTACTGTTAATAAGTTAAATAGTCTTACCATAGCATCCGAAGCTATTTGATAGTCGAGTGTGAATGTTCCAGCGGAAAGTTGATTCTCTAGTTCTTCTAGTTCTCTTTCATCATCTCTAGTAAGTCTGAAAGCTGTTAAATTTTTCTCATTTACCATAGAATATTCATAATGAAAATTCTCATTGATGCCTGCTTTTGGGAAATAACTTTTCCAAATATTAGCAATTGTTTCCGGTTTTAGTGTTGTTGTTGAGGTTGTTATTGTTGGCGTTGGAACTGGTGTTGTAGTAGTTGATGTTGTAATACTCTGTGTTGTAGTTGATGTATTTGTTTGCGTTACAGTTGAAGTATTTGTTTGAGTTACAGTTGAGGTATTTGTTTGAGTTACAGTTGAGGTATTTGTTTGCGTTACAGCTGGTGTAGAAGTATTGGTTTGTGTAACAACTGGTGTTGTTTTTATATTTTTTTTATTATATGAAGTAGAACCAAAACCTATTTTTCCCCTACCGTAATCCGTATTTTTAATACCTATTTGAGATTTTGTTTTTATTTCTTCTAATAATAATCTATATTCTTCAAATTCAGAAAATTTACGGAAAATTCCTTTATTTAGTGATTCATTTTTTACAGAAATTTCTTTTCTCAATACTTCGTCTGAATCAGACACAACAGTTCTCTCTTTCCACTGTTGTTTTCTAGCATTATCGCCTCCTAGATCTCTAGTTGGATTACATTTTTTCCATCTAAATCTTCTAAGTTCGATAGCGAAATCCGAGTGAATATCTCTCAAATCATTCAATTCTTCTCTTTTGAAAAGTTTTTTTAGTTCTTCTAAAGTTTCTAATTCTAGTAATAAATCACCAATTAGTGAGCCTGGTGGTAGGTCTTTCCATTTATCTGTTATATCTTTATTGGAAATAAATTTAGCATCTGATGAATCGATGCCAATTAATAATTTTAGCTTTGTGTCATCTGTGCCCGTGCCATCACAATCTACGTCTTCTTTCCAATCAGGTAGAGCATCATTTGTTGTTAAGCAAACATCTTTTATTTTAGCAACGTGATTTTTTATTCTTAGTCGATACAACTTTACTCTCAAATCTTTATTCATACTTTCTCTGAGAATCTCATAGATAGTATTTTCTATTTCTTGTAAAACCCCATCCATCCTCATAGAATCATATTGAAGTTTTAATTTTCTCAAAGTTGAGTTTATTAGCCTTCCAAATAAAGAACCACCCCAAGTTACTTCATTTTTGAATACTTCATTCATTTTATCTTTTTGTAAAAAAGTATCTCTTTTAAGAATATATCTCATAATAATATTAAATTTGTTCTATATATTTATTTAAGCATCTCGTTTTTCAGTGCGAACTCATAGATATCCAAAAAATTAACCTCTTTAAGAAATCCACTTCTTACATCTGAGAGTGTTTTTGCTTTTTTTGAGATTTTTACAATTTTATCTGACCACTTTTCTGAAAATTTAGAGGAGAATCTACCCCAATTACCTCGATAATGCTCTGGTTGTCTCCATTCTTTGTGACCACCTGTTAGCCAATAAAGTGATTTTACGGGGTTTATATTTCTATCAAAAACAATTTTTGTAGACCATATCGGATCATCTTTTCTTATCTTTGTCATCATTATAGCCACTGCTTCACAAAAATCTATTGTTATTTCATTTCCAATCTCGAAGAAAAATTGACCGTTGGCCTCTTTTTCGATAAGAACTACTTTAGTAGTTTTTAGGTTTTCTTTGCTCTCTAAATTCTTTTTCATATCCGTAAATTATTTTTTTTTTTAAGTGTTTATTCTCGAACACCACTTATGAACTTCCCATAAAATTGACCACCTTCGATAATACCATTATGAAAAGTTCCCCAGAACTTTCCACCTTTCAAAATACCATAATACCAGTCACCTGAATAGAAAAATCCATCCCACCATATAAGAGTTCCCTTTTTTATTTCTATTTTGGCCATCTCTATTTCCGAGTCTATTAGCCAGTGAAAACCTTCAGATTTCAGGATTTCATCAATACGATCCTGATCAGTTATTATCGAAGTAGCGAATTTTAGTTGTGAATACCTCATAGATCAGATACTCTATATATAAAAAATAATATATAACTTCAAGATATGAAATCACACTTTTTCGATATAGATTGTTTATTGAAGGTTAATCAAAAAGCCTGGATTGTTGATAAGCTTAAACCAAACAAGCCTATCATGAAAATTTCACCCGAAGATTTCAATTTATTTGAATCGGGTATCTACCAAAAAATGGGTCATAAAATAGATTTTAATGGAAAAAATTTCTATTTAGACACCGATACCTACAACCGTCTTCGTGTAAAAATAAAAAAATCAGGTGTTAATCTGGGAAATTTAGGTATTTCTCTACAAGAGTTCTTGAATCCAGATATTATTAATGAACTCGAATATAAAATAAACTATCAAATACTAGAACCTCTGAAAAATTCACCGGATGATATTTATATTATACTATCAAAACAAACTAGAAACTCATACAAAAAAATGCTTGAAAAAATAAAAGAAGCCTTTAGAGAGTTCGGTGTAAATATAAAGAGGTATTATTTTGTTGCGGAAACTTTTTATTCTCAAAACAGAGATGATGTGAAATATGCTAAACTTAAATTATTAGCCGAACATCTCACGGGTCACAAAATCGAAGAGGATAAATTTGTTGATAAAGAAGTTGAAGAATATCGTGTAGTGAACTATTGGGATAACTCAATAGAAACTCAAAAATATGGTAGTTATATTAATGATGTTATCAGACATTGTTTAAGGGGTTCGACTCCATCTATACAAGAAGTTATCAAAGAAAATCTTATTCAACTTCCTTGTAAGTTTATTACTCATCAAGTATTTGATAATGGTGTAAATCCAGTCTTAACTCGGGAAAATGATATTATACTTCAGAAGTTCATAAAAACTTTCGAGTCTTTCAAATAATTTTGTTACTATCTAAAAGTATTACACCTCTAGATTTTGCACTCTCTATAATATGTGGTCTTATTTTTTTCCAACCTTCTTTTGAATAATATCCGGTTACAAGAGTAACCTCATTTTTTTTAGACCAATCTAAAATTTCATCGATAATGCTCCTTGCTAATCCCCTTGATTCATATCCTAAACGAGTAGAAATAAAAGTTATTTTCCAGGGATTTGGATGTCTAAAAGAAGATGTTTTTTGTGAAAAATCATAATCTTTGGATAGATGAGCTACACAAACTGGATTTGAATCCTTTTCAATTACAAAAAAAATTACCGAATTCTCTGGATATAAAAACTTATCAAGTGAAGTAAAAAATTTGAATTGACCAGAAAAGCAATCCATTTTCCAGAAATAATTTGATGCTTCCGAAGAGTTCAGTTTCATTCCTTATTCTTGAGATATTTATCAATCATATCGTTTAGTGAGCGATTATCCATAAGTCCAGTAGTTGAACCGCCTTGGTCATCTCCATCGGAAATTAGTTCTTCTCCTGTTGAAATTTCATTCAATCCAAAATCTTTACGCATATCTTTGTAAAATTTCTCAAGTTCAGTTCTTTGCGATTGAGAGAATTTAGTATTTTCCCTAATTTGTGAAATAGATTGATTGATAACTTCATGCATTCTAGCTGAATTATCACCGTTATCTACTTGTTTAAGTTGAGTTAGAAAATTACGCCTTGCCATTCTCTGTAAAAAAAGAGCCTCTGCGTAAATATTGGCATCTTCCTTTAGTTTATTGATAACATAGGGATGCTTTCTAATTGAAGGATTATCACCCAGGTAAAGATCCACCAAACTCTCTAGTATTTCAATAGATTGTTCACTTGTTTCATCAATATCTTTGTCATAATCATAGATCTGAATGGTTCCAAGATCGGGTAAATCATCTCTGGTTGCTAGATATTTACCTATTTCAATCTCTTTACTCTCGTTTTGTAATCTTGCGTATTCCTCTTGAAGTTGAGACATTTTTTGCTCTTTTTTATCCATTTACTTAAAAAACCGTTTTTTTTATATATATTATTAAAAACATACTGGTTCATATGGCAGTAGCAAAAAAAGAAGAAGTTGTTAAGCAGATAGTATTCACAACCAAAATGGTTGAGAATGTTACCAAAAATATAAACGACGGTGTAGTCGTAAAAAGATTTCAAAACCCTTGGTTTCAAAACGAAATCGGTGTAAGAAGAAGTGGAGTTGTATTCAATAGAACAGAAGAAGAACTTCAAGAATACATTAAATGTAAACTTGATATTAAATATTTTGCACAAAAATATTGTAAAATAAAAACAGAAGATGGAACGATAACACATATCGAGCTTCGTGATTACCAAAAAGAAATCTTAGATCTATTCTCAAAAAATAGATTTTCTATACTTTGTTCGAGTAGACAAATAGGAAAAACCGTAAACACCGCGATCACGATATTACATTTTCTACTTTTCAACAACGATAAAAACGCGATGATCGTAGCAAACGTAGCTGCTACAACAATTGAAATCGTAGATAAGATTAAGGCTATTTATGTTCTTCTACCTTTCTTTCTGAAGGCTGGTATAAAAAACTGGAATCAACGAAGTATTGTATTTGATAATGGTTGTAGAATAAAAACTGCGGCTAGGTCTAAAACACCAGCTATTGGTTTTACGATTGACCTACTTTATATGGACGAATTTGCGCATATTCCCTCGAATATCATCGAACCCTACTACACGGCTGCCTATCCAACGGTATCTGCTATACAGAACTCAAAAATTATTATTACTTCAACCCCGAACGGTATGAACCTGTTCTATAAACTTTTAACAGCTGCTGAAAGACCTGAGGGAGATCCACTCAAGAACAACTACAAAGCTATGAGAGTTTATTGGTATCAAGTTCCTGGTAGGTTCGTGACTTACTACCGATTGAATCCATTTAAAATGAGAGATTTTGATCTTACCAAAGAAATGGTCTTCAATATAGCTCGTGAAGAGTTTGAAGATTCTACAAAAGTTCTACTTAAATACAATCCAGATTTCGAGAAAGATGTTGTTCATGTTTATAACAACGATATTATTACGGAGGATGTATCTAAAGGATTTAGATTCTTAACACCATCGGGTAAAGAAATACACATTTCACAGATAGCTGAAGTTTCAACTTGGAAAGAAGAAGCTATCAAAGATATTGGTGGAGAAGATGCATTTAATCAAGAGTTTGGATTGAGATTTATTAACTCTTCAAGATCCCTACTTTCAGAGAGTGTAATAGAGGGTCTTATAAAGGCTAAGAAAAACTATCAGTGGCAAGAGATTGATAAGATGGAGACTTTGCTTAATTTTTCCTATCAAGATCTTAAATGGATCGATGATCCTGATATTTTTTCTCAAGAAAGAAGAAAGTTAGTTAAAGGTGTAATATCAATCGATATATCTGAAGGTTTAGGTCAAGATTATTCTGTTATGAATATATTTAAGATCTCACCGAAATCACTAGACACGGTAGAAGCTTTCAGCGTTGATTATAAAAATTTATCTGATTTCTTTTGTCTAGAACAAATAGGTTTATTTAGAAGTAATGTTATTTCAGTAAAGCAACTAGCTGAACTTTTCTATGTTTTAGCTTTTGAGTTTTTTGATCCCGATAACTTTAAGGTTGTTCTAGAAATTAATACCTACGGAAATGAGTTTTTAGCTCATCTACCACATGTGTTTGATGGTAACAACAATTACGGTAGTAATATTTTCTTTAGATATAAGCATAAATCCGACGCTATAGAAGAAAAAGTCGGTCTTAAACTAGGTGAAAACAAAAATCTTTTAGTGAAAGATTATCAAGATAACATGAATAAGAAAAATATTATCATCAATAACGAAGATAATATTAGAGAAATAACTACTTTTGTTAAGCACACAACAGCTCACGGCAACACTCGTTACGCCGCAGATATTGGAAATGATGATATAGTTATGACCGTAGTAAACTCATCGTCGGTTTTCCAAAAACATCCGTTCAGAGAAATTGTTGAAGATGCTGCTCCTGTCATAGCTGGAACCGAGTTATACAAACATTTTCAGGCAATATTAGGAAATCAAGTTGATGAAAACTCAATCAACTACTCGTCGATTATTAGAGAGCAGAAGTTCAGAAAGGATAGACTAAAGAAGATGTCAAGTTACGAAAAAAGTCCTTGGGCTAGAGATTAAACAGATTCGATTGTTACTGAGAGACCGTTCAGCTTCAAGGCTTCGTAGGGTTTTTCAACTTCTGATTTCGATCCACGTTTTACATCACAAATGCCACGAAAATGAACAATATGAGCACATTGATTAGCTTGATCATAATCATGATCACAAAACTCTATCAAGCAGTTTATAACATGTTGAAAACTATTATGGTCATCGTTATGAAGATAAAGAATATATCCTGAAGAATAGATCTGATCTAGTTTTTCTTCGGTTTTATCTCTGGTGATTGTTTTAGACATAGTGATTAATTTTTTTGTAAAGATAATGGATTTTTTTTATATATAAAAATATGAACGAACAAGATAACTCAAAAAAAGAAGCTCTCTGGAAGATTCATCTTATCTATCTACTTATTATTATTCTTTTAGGTGGATGGATAGTTTATACTCAAATCAAATCAGAAGAAACCAATCCAGAAAATAAAAAACTACACGAGGAGATTCAAAAACTCGAAGATCAAAGAGATTCACTTAGAACTGAAAGAGAAGGATTAAGGTCTAGAATACTAGGTATTGAATCTGATATCGAAAAGAAAGAACTCGAAATCAAAATAGTTAAGCAAAAAGTAGCTTCTCTTGAGGGAAAATTGACTTCGGCGACAACAGATTTAAAAAACTCCGATAAAAAAGTTTCTCAAGTAAGATCTGAAATTCAAAACCTTGAAAAAAATATACCTCTTAAAGAAGGAGATGATCTTCTAAACTCATTAAAAGATAAATACAAATGAAAAAAATATTATTAACCCTACTTACAACTTTTTTATTTTTCTCCCTCTCTGGCGCACAAACAACTGAAGAGAGTTTTCCACAACTTTACAAGCAAAATGGTAGTGTTGTGGGTATTGTTTTTAGTGTAAAACAAGCTCAACAGATTGATAGAGATAGAGAACTATTAGAACTACTAAAAACACTGACCTCGGAGCTAGAAACCAACAAAGTAGCTAGTCTAGAAGTTATAAATGTTCAAAAGCAAACAATAGAAGCAAAAAATGATCAAATAAAAATCCTTGAGGATGAGATACTTGATTATAAACTGGATATCAAAACAAGAGATTCTTTAGAAAATAATCTACAGACTGATGTTAAGTATTGTGATGAACAATCAAAGAAAAAAGACCAGATTATATCAAATAAAGATAAAGAAATTACTAAACTAAAAGGTCATAGATTACTTCTTGGTGGAACTACTTTATTATTTTTAGTTGTATCAATAATTTTCTAAAAAAGTGATTTTTAAAAATAATATATAAACAAAAAAAAACGAACAATTTATGAAAAGTTATGTAGCTAGATTTGATTCTTACCAAAAACAAAAAAGAAGAGAAGATATCATCAAAGAATCGGTTCTTCAAGTAAATGATATTTACAAGGTGAGAACCATGGTTGATATTCCACAGAGTCTTATCAACGCTTATGTTAAAAAAGTAAAAGATGTTACTGGTAACAATCTTAGACAATTTTTCGGTGATGTTGATATCGCTGAAGAAATAATCAAGCATATCAATCTTAATTATTTAGATGCTGATAAAATTCCAGCAAATGCTTTGATGGGTGGTCCATCACAAACACAAACACAGACACAAGGACAAGCTCAAGGACAAGCCCAGACACAAGCACAACCACAAGCCCAGCCACAAGCACAACCACAAGGACAATCCCAGCCACAAGGTCAAGCTCAGGGACAAGTCGAGCCACAAGGTCAAGCTCAGGGACGACCACAAGCCGAGCCACAAGCTCAACCACAAGCACAACCAGAAGATGAAGGACAATCACAGGGTCAAGTTCAAGTTCAAACCCAAGTTCAAGGACAAGGCGAGCCTGAAGATGAAGATTTTGAAGATCTAGAAGATGAAGAAACTGGTGAAGATGAAGAAGAGAGAGAAGAAGATACGGAAGAACTTCCTTAACATATAAAAAAAAATAGAAAATGACCTCACTTTTTCAAGTGGGGTTTTTTTCTGCCTCAAATATTTCAATATATAGAATTATGATGATAAAAACCTTCGAAAAGTTCAGGCACCAGGAGATACTCATTATTGTGGATGTTCAGAAAAGTTTCCGTAAATTTTTTACAGAGATGTATCTGAACGAGTTGAAAAAATACTGCAAAGAGTTTGATAAGGTCTATTATATTTTTGATAATCATGTTGATGGTAAAAATGTTGATCAAGATTATCTCTATGATAGAAATGTTCAGGTCGAAGGTCATCCGGATCTCTATGAGTTTCCTAATATGGAAGATATGATTGAAAAAAGATATAATTATGATGTTGATGTTGAATTTTTCAAAGATGTTCTCACTCACAAAACTTATCAAGAGATTAAAAAATTAGAATCAAGAAAAAAATTGAAACGTGGAGATTTTTTCAGAACAAAAGAAAATACGATACTCGTCTATATCGGAAATAATCATCAGTGGTTTCACTGCCCGAAGAAACTCTACGAAGTTTTAGTAGAGAACACAGAAAATACCATTACAATTGTGGGTGGTAGTGATAAAGAGTGCCTAGAAGATGTTTTTATCACTGCCTCTGCACTTGGCGTTGAGATGAAAAGAAATTGGAAATATATCTACTCGGGATCTCATTGTCCTTTATAAATAAGTATTGAAGATGAGAAATATACTCGATTTTTACATACTTTATCCGGGTCATCCAAGATACGAAAGTGCTAATTTAATTGAAGACGATCTTATACGTATCATTATTCAAAAATATGAGATGATTATTTTTACTATTAAAGGAGATGTTCTTGGTGATCCAAATTTTGGAGCTTCCCTAGAAAGTCTTCTTCATACCACTCTATTATCAGGAATTGCGGTAGAAGAGAGTATCAAGGCTCAAATAGACACTTATATACCAGAGCTACAGGGAAGAAAATACACATTAAGAGTTGAATTTATTCAAGATAATACCGACTTCAGAGAAGTTATGGTAATTTATTTTCAAATCGCTGACTATGATGTCTATTCCATATTCGGCGAGAGTTCTATGTAAGGCTGATTTCTCTCATACGACCTATGAACGCAACTGCTACTACTAGAGGATCAGAGGAAGTTTGTAAAAATCTCTGAGATTCACTCAAAATCCAATTGTATTTGAATAATTTTTCAGAATCTACTTTTTTGTTTTCTAGATGCCAAAGTATAAAGCTCTTACCCCATAAATCTAAAAATTCTACTACACGATCAGAACCAAATTTATCTGATATAAAAAAATATATCTTTTCATAATCTATATTTTTGTCATAAATAAGAGAATAGCACTCTCTGATCAAATCATTTGAAATACTTATACCTGAAAAATTAGATTGACCAGAATTTTTATAATACTCAAGTTCAACTAGTATAGATCTGAAATCTGGGAATTTTTTTTTGATGAGAGAGACCAAATCTTCTTTGGACATCGACAGATTTTCACTAGGTAAGATTTGATCGTTGATCTTTCTGAACATTTCTATTTTTAGTGCTCTCTCCTCATCAATACTTTGACACTCAAGATTAATTTGTATGAAACGACTTCGAATACCTTCAGATATTTTACTAAGATGATTTGTAGATAGTATAAACCGAACATTCTTGGTAGAGTAATCTTCTATGTATGCTTTAAGAGCGTCTTGATATTGAATTGAAGTTCTATCGAATTCATCTAAAAAAACATACTTAATCAGATTGGTCTCTGATTGTTCTATATCAAAGTCGAGAAATACTTTAGAGCAGAACTCGTCTATTTTTCCTCTCAAAATATCTATAGAAGTATAGAAAGAAGAGTTTATCTCGATGTGTGGTGAATTTTTAGAGTATTTACCAATAAGAATTCTTGCAAGAGAAGTTTTACCTATGCCGTAATGTCCATGTAGAATAACATTTTGGGTGAGGCCAGATGAAAAATAATCTCTGACTCTTTTTGGTAATAGAAGATCTTCGAACTTTTTAGGTCTCCACTTATCAGAAATAAGAAGTTGTCTGTCCATTGGGTTGATTATATGTGGAGGATTTCCGATTGTTTTCAAGAAAGATTAAAAAACAAATATATACAAAAATATGATAGGAAACAAATTTAATTTTGATGATGTCTATTTCAGGGATTTGACTATTTGTCTTTTAGACTTATTACAAGGTAAGTTGAAATGGATAAATAGGTTTTCTGAAGGAGATAGACAAGTTGAAGTTCCTATGTATTATTCTCTAACAGGTGATGAAAGATACCTACTTGATTCTTTTTCCGATGACGTAGTTTCTAACAATCGTCTTGTTGAGATAAATACCGATATTATCCCACGAGGTCATATAACACTCAAGTCTTGGAACATCAAATCTGATGATTTCACGAATCCAAACGTTTGGCTTAAAACCATAGTTGAAAATGAAAGTGAAATAAAAACGATGCTTTCAAAAGTTAGAGCTATACCAATACAAGCTAGTTACGACCTTTCAATAAAAGTTAAAAGTGAAATAGACGTATTCAAATGTTCTCAAGCAATTATGAACACTCTGTGGTTGTATCGATATATGTATTTTGAGTATAATTATATGAACATCGATGCGGTGGTTATAGTTCCAGATACAGAACAAGTAACCATTTCTAGAGAAAAGAATTTAACTTCAGATAATACAATAAAAATTGATGTATCACTTGAGGTTCACTCTTACTACCCAGCTTTTATGGAAAATTTAGAAGATTATAACTCTGCAGCTCTTTCACAATGGCGAGGTAATCTATATACAACAAAAAGTAGATCTGGTAAATCAACCAACGATTTGGTCCAAAAAATATAATTTAAAAAAAGGTAAAAAACACACTTTTTAAATAATATATATAGTTTAAAAAAAATAAACATTTTTTAATATGAAGAACTTGAAATTAGAATTATTTAACTTTGTAAGAAGTTTAAATTTAGATCAGGAAGAAATCTCGACCATAGTAAATTCACATATGGGTGCTATAGGTAGAGTATCTGAAAAGCAGGTAATTTCCTCCTTGAACGAATCATTGAAAATTCATACCTATGATAGATCAGTAAAGAATTTACTCGAATCACTCAATGATGACGTGGCAAATCATAGCCTTATTTATGAACTAAAGCACCTCTATAATGTTCTTAATTCTAAGAATCAAGGTGAGCTTTATAGACAACCTATTAATGTTGTTCTTGAAGTTATCAACATGGAGTCTGATCAAGATAGATTAGGAAAAATTGTAAATGAGCTAGCTATTTATGACTGGGTTCCTGAAATTAAACTATTTGTTCATAATCTTACTAAATCTCCTGAGCAAAGATCAAATCTTCTATCAGGGGGTAGTTCAGAAAGTGTCTATACTATAGTTGAGCAAGTAGAAGGTGGTTATTGTGCATTTATCAACGGCAGTTGGTTCCTTCTAACCGAGAGTGGCGTTGAAAAGACCCTTCTTGAAAACTGGGTTAAAAATGATGAAGATCTTAGAACTCTTAGAAACATCGAAACTGGTCTAAGGTATTCAATGATTCATGAAGATAGAATTAATTTCAGAATCTCTGAAAACTTAACTATCGGTCTTTCTGTAGCTAACGAAGGACTTATCTATATCAATGATGATAAGATGAACAAAGAAACTACACTAGAGACCTTATTTCAATCACCTATTATTCCTATTGCTAACAAAAACTTCTATCCCATTCTATTAGAAACACAGAAGAATATCGATAAGTTCGTTGAACTTGATGTAGTTAAAAGAGTAACTAATTTAGTTAATCCATATTTAGAATGCTTTGTATTCAATTACAAAGCAGGCAACTATGTTTATCGTTGCGATCAAAGATACGGCAATTCATTCTATAAATACGACACGGCACTTGAGCTTGTAAATGAAATCAAAAATGAATTAAATAGCGATCTTACCTATTTCTTTGAGAATAAGTTAGATAAAGAAATTGTAAAAAATAGAAGATTAGAAGATAAAGAAAGAGAAATAACTCTAAAATTAGAAGACGTAAATATAAATCTATCAAAAATCAATAATTCACTAAGAGTTACCGGAGAGTCAAAAATTCTTTTAGAGGCTCGTCAAAATCTTACAAAAAGAAAAGAACATTTAGAAGAAGAGTTGATGGCAGTCAAAGAAGTAAAGAGTTCAAATAAGTATAAAATGTAAAAAAAAAGTTCGGGAAGATGTAAAAACCTCTATATAACATAGGGGTTTTTACTTTTTAAACAAAAATTGAAAACTTTTAACAAATTATACAATAAAAAAAATTAAAACCTGTGTATCTTCATAATAAAGATCTTTACATGGAGATAATTGTCTCCAAAGCAACTGGAAAACTCACCAATAAATCTAAACTTATGCTAGAAATTCTAGCAAAAAGAACGATTAAAAAAATGAGATATAGAAGTAACGATGATAAACTTGACTGCTATCAGTCGGGAATTCTGGATATGTTCTCTAACTGGTATAATTTCAATGAAGAAAAATCAGATAATGCCTTTGCTTACTTTACCGAAATATTTAAAAGAGGTATTGCTCGTGGTTACAACGATTTATACAAGAAAAAAGGAGATAATGATCATCAAATAAGACTTATTTCTATAGAATCATCAAACGATGGACAAGGATTACATTCTATTTAAGAAAAAATATTACTATGAATAAAGTATCACTTCGTAAAAAAATACAACTTTATCTTACTTATAGAAAAACTTTGGAAAAAAACAGAGAAGATCTATTTCAAAATTTCACTAGTCGTATCGATAAAGTTTATAGGATTTATACGGTAATAAATTTGCCTAAAGAAGAAATGGAAGAACCCTATAATTTCAGAAAAAGAGATTTAGATATTTTTGCAGAAAAATACATTCGAGAATATTCACAAAATATGGGTAAATATCTCAATAATTTAGGATTGAATGAACTTTATGATATTTATGAAGTAAAAAAAGTAGATAAATTTTCGTATTTAATTGTTATAGGATTCAGATTATTCAACACAGATAAACTAGCAAAGAATTTTTGGTTGAAAGTATTACCCTGGAGTCTCGGAACATTGATTTTAGGCTCTATAATTTTGAAACTTCTTCTATAGGGTTTATATAAGTTACAAACAATTTAAAAATGTCAAAATATTATAATCTTTCACAAGACTCAATTAACCTATTCAATCAGATTTTTGATACCAAAGCATTTCCATTAGGAATAAACTTTGCTTTTATTGGTCACGAAGAGCAAAAAGAACTTATTAAAATCTCAAAAGTTCCCGATCAGTATAACTTTCTACTTCAAAATGAACTTCTTGTTTGTATGAACGAAGAGCTTATCTCTAAGTTTGATGAAGAAAGTGTTACTATTCTTATAGAACAAGAACTTGATAAAATAAGTATCAATCTAGATACTGGTAAAATTAAGTTTGTAAAACCTAATCTCTCTACTTTCACTTCTCTTATCTCGAAATATGGTCTTGAAAAAGTAGGAAGAGCTAATCAAATTGAAGATTTATACAACGAACAACAACTCGATTCTGAACAAGGATTTGTAGAACAAAAAAAATCACACTATGGAAAACGAAAATAAAAAACTAATTGAAACCGCTACGGTAAAGCCAAAACTTACAATATTCGAAAACGAAATCGAATATAGACTTCTTGATCTAGAGGATGAAGTTCAAATGGATAGACTCATAAGTCAAATAGAAGACTATATGAAAAACAACAACGGATATGGTGAAAGTGATAACACGAAAGATATTCTTTATGCTGACGCACAAGGATTATGGAACGAATACGCTAAAATCTTGAGAGATGTAAAATTTACTTTTTATATTAATAGAAAGCAGTATCAATTTTTGACTGAACTTCTTCGTGATAAACTTGAATATGACGTTAATACAATATTTATAGCTATTGAACTGACCGATATGCTTGGAACTTGGGTCTCTGAAGGCACTAACAAAGATGATACTTCAGTAAAAGGGTACCAGGCTAATGCTACCGAAATGACCTATATGTATCACCTTATCGCAAAACATAAAGTAAAAGGTCTCGGATATTCTACCTATATTTTTGCTGATATTTTAAGGAGAATTGGTGAAATCTCTAAGATTATCAACTATTATGATAATCACGCTAAGCAACTCTCTACAGATATACAAAAATGGGTTGCTTCTTTTGAAGATCCAGAAACAGGTGATGATGTAGCACCACCAGAAGGTCAAGAAACAAAATAAAATCCCAACAGATTTTATCTATCCGAAAAAAAAACACACCTTAGGGTGTGTTTTTTTTTGATCAAATACAGTAGTAAGAGGACATAATCGACCCATTTGTATTGATCTGTAGAGGTCTTTTTGTCCCTACACCACCAACTGTAAGTGCTATCCACTTTCCACCACCATTTGTAGGTGTGGTAAGTGCGGCATCATCATAGATAATATCTCCATTAATTAAAAACGCTAATGATTTAGTGCTATAATAAGCTCTGACTGTTTGATAAGTTGAACAAGCACCAGCTGCGTTTATAGCATCCGGAGTAGTTCTACCTAAGAATGTAAATAAGGTTGGAGTTGGTGTGGGTGTTCTTGTTGGAGTAACAGTTGGTGTTTTGGTTACTGTAGGAGTTGGGGTTTTAGTTGATGTTATTGTGGGTGTAGGTGTAGGACTCATAACAGGATTTTCATTCTGTGGCAAACCCCAAACGAGTTTAATGGATTTACTTTGTGAGTACAAATTGGAAAGATTAACAGAAATCTGAGAGAAAGTTCCAGAGAATTTTATTATACCTGTAGCCATGTTAGCACCACTTAAAATATAACTAGATTCTGATACTAATGAAGATTTTAGTTCTGGACAATCGTTACAATCACAACACATAGAATAAGTTGAGCTAAATTGTAAATATTCCGTATTCGTAATACCTGATTGGGAGAAACCTAGATGATAGATAGCTAAAACAGGATCAGATACGGGAGAATTGAAGACAAAACTATGTGTTCCATTACAAACCATCCTGAATCCACCTGTTCTTTCAGGATTTCTAATATCACAACTCATGTAATTGTAGGCACTCGAATAAGTATTTCCACCACAAGAGAACGTAGCACAAGATCCAGCACCAATTTCGCAGTTGTGGCCAGCTATATCTATTGGATAAATTGTTCTACTTGGTGTTGTGCACAAACCAGATACGTTATTCTCTACCGTGTTTATGAATTGAGAAACTAAATTGTAAAGACTAGAAGATGATGTTGGTGAACTATAGAAATTTGCTGTTCTAGGAACAGGATCTACAAAACTACCACCGTTGGGTTGAGACCAGTCAAGACCATTCAAGTAAGACCATAAATAAACTCCATCACCTTGTGTACATTCAGGACAACCAGGTGTTGCGCTAGGTGTCTGTGTTAATGTAGGTGTCAGGCTCGGTGTTAAAGTTGATGTGATTGATGGAGTAGGTGTGTTGGTGGGTGTCGCTTCTGGTGATGCACCGGGTGATCTTGTTATACTAGGTGTTACTGTTATTGTGGGTGTTAATGTAGGTGTAACTGTTGAGGTTGAACTTGGTGTGGATGTAGGTGTGTCAGTTGGTATTGGACTCTCAGTTGATGATGGTGTAGAAGTATTCGTTGGTGTTGGATCTGGGGATATACCGGGAGTTTTAGTTAAAGTTGGTGTTGGTGTCGGGGTAGAAGTGACAGTGGATGTTACAGTTAGTGTTGGTGATACAGCAGGCAAAGAAGTGTGCGATGGAGATGGTGTAATAGAAGGTGTCAAAGTTATAGTAGGTGATGGTGTTGGTGTTAGAATATAGTTAGATACTAAAACTGTATAATCACAACCATCACAGGTAAAAATATAAGTTCCATTTAACTCATCCGATCCTCGGCCGTATAAAATAGGATCAAAAGTCCAAGGAAAACTAAAAGTAGAACTAATATTTAAGACACCTCCACCACTGGGAAAAATAAGTTGTAATGTGCAGTTTTTAAGCGGACAAGCCTCAAAAGTTACTGTAGCCATATTAAACTATATATTCTAAAACAGAGCTATCACACAAACAAAATTCATGAAAGTTTTATAAGTTTTATTTTTAGATCTCCTGAACCTTTGATTACTCGATGATAGACACCTTTTGGTATAAAAATTTTACCGGATATTATTTTAGGAAGTTCATTATCCATTTGTATCATCCAATCTGTTCCAGATAATGACTCAATTATTCTATCTTCTCGATCTCTATGCCAAACATAATCACCAGAATCAACATCTTGATCGAAAGTTCTTAGGAAGATATTTTCACCTATCGTTTTTTCTTTGAAAGGTAAATTCATAAATTTTTTTTTTAATATTTTTTATTTTACCAGAACCCCGGATATGACTTACCCCAAAGAGAGGAGAATCTGTTAGCACGACATGCCCAGTAACCAGGTGTCATTTTATCCTTTTTTTCACGACAATTATGTCTTTTCGAAAATCTAGCTCTTGCTTTCGGATCACTAACTTTAGCATTTAGACCACCTTTTACATCACCAAAATGAACTACTTTCACATTTCCAGTCTTGGGGTTTTTAACATAAACTTTATACTTTTTAGGTCCTGAACTTCTCATAGGTTTTCCAAGACTTACTTTTTTTCCTTTATATTCAGCTTCTGTAATAAACTCATCACAAAGTATCGGAAAATCAAGTGGCACCATTTCCCCTTCGAACTTTGCCCAAAGACCTAGATCACTCTCTTCAAAAAGAACTCGATCAGCATCACTCAATAATTCTTGATGATTTCTTGATTCTCTTATCAACTCGAAAAATGAAGTAGATCCAGGTCTAAATATATTTTCCAAAACTGATATCTTATTTTCTAAGTGATAAACTAGATTATTACTTGGCTTCTTATCGATGAAGTCCTCGAATTTTAATATATTCTCGTAAATATTTTCCATAACTTTATCCAGGGGTATTTTTTGTTAGTTTATATATATATCTAAATTTGAAACTCAGAAAGTGATAGAAGAAAAACTTATTTTCTTTGATAAAGAAGGTAACCAGATTAATACCAAATGGAATGACGAATCCCAAGTGTGGGAGGCTGATTTAATATTTTCTGAAAACTCTTCAGACACCTTTAGAACTTATGGTCTTTATTCATTTGAAAAAATTGATGCCTTTAATTATCTCTCAGATAAGATGGTGCTTGAAAAATGGCAACTTTTCAATGAAAGAGGATTTGATTACTATGGATCTTCTACTCAAAGTTACAAAGTATCAAAAATAGAACCAGAGAATAGAGATAACACATTCTATTCTAAATGGATCTATGGTCCTAATTTTGAAAGAAATTTTCCAAAAGGTTCCTATTTGAGATTTGAAAGTAATATTTTTAATCTAGGAGATACCAATACAATTTATCAAATTATCGATACTAAGAAAGATGCGGTGATGATTATATCAACACAAAGTAATTCTAGTTTTTATACAAATTGGTCTGGTTCTTATTCAAATTCAAATACTTACCTAGGTGTTACAGTTTCTGGGGTAAATTTTCTTTCGGTTGGGGATTATAGATATTCTGATGGTTCAACCAAATTATCAAGTTGGTCAGAACAATATTTCGATAAAAGAGTTTTTAACGGCAGAAAACTAACCGTTGTTAATTCTACAGAAAACGACGGCATCTATACTATATTAAATAAAGATCTTAAAGATAGTGAATATACTGAATATTACTTTTTTGAAGACTCAGTAGATACAGATGATAATATCATAGCTCGACTAACACTTCTTACAAGACTTCCTATTGTTTACCAGGGAAATATAGGTCTGAGTGGTAGTAATATATTTTTTTCGAATAGTATAGGAGATTTTCTAAAGCCAGGGAGCGTATTCTACATACCTGAATCTTCTTTGAATACTTCAACACTTCAAGTTGATAATATCTTAAATTTCAATCAGATTCTAACAGGTAGACTTTTTGATCAACGTGATTTGGTTGTTTATAATGGAAAAATTTATCAGTGTATTCAATCTTATACACATAGTATAAACTCACCAGTATATCCATCAGATACTCTCTATTGGTCAGATTCACCAGATTATCTACCACTTACCTCAACAGTAACTACAGAAAATTTATCCAATGCTACTATTCAATTAAATAATAATGTTTTGATATTTGAGGGTGGAACTTATTCACCAGCAAATATTACTAATACCCAAAACATAGCAAAATTTGTAGATAAGTTTGAAGATGAATTTCTTAAGTTCGGTCTTATTTTAACATTTGATGGTAGAAAACTACTCGTAAAACCACAATATTCATCGAAATACTTTGATATAAAATTCTATAAGAATAGTTACCTTACCGAAATCACCTCGAGTGAAATCACATACAATAGAAATTTAGAGATCACTGAAAAACTAGTTCTAGAGAAAAATAGAGATTTTTCCCAAATTTTCAATTATAATATTTACCTTTCAGATATAGATGATTTTGGTATCGAAATTACTGTAAACTCACAGATTTATCATCAAGATACTGTTTGGGCTTATAATGGAGTGAGTGTAGATATTGAAAAAACAATAAATCTTACTCTTAAAGCTTGGAGAGATAAACATTTTGCCGAGCTTTCTAAGCTAGGTGTGGTTATTACTCTATCAAGTAAATGGGGAACATCCTACTACAACATTATAAATCTATCTAGTTTTTATCCAAATGTCGAGTTAAGATTCTCAGTTAGGGTAGGAACTACAGCAAAATATGATATTCTCTACTATGTTGGTGAGTTTTCACGCGTAGGGCCAAGATTAGGGTTAGTGCTTAACGGTCAAGAATTTACTGTAACATCAGCAACATCTAATTCTGGATACTTAGTGAAAGAGACCATCGATAGTTTAATTACAACTTGGCAAGCTTATTTGAATCAATTGGGAGTGTTCATAACAAGAGTTAATGATACTACTATAGAGGTCAATACTCAAGATATTACTAAAATTAGATCCCTTACATTTAATACCTATTTAAACCTTTTGCCTGGTGATTCTGCTGAAAATTATATTATCAAAGCAACCGGTAATTTAGGAAATCTTATCACATCAAACGCACTCATTTTGGGTAATTATCTAGGTGTGACTACTAGCAATGTCCAGGATTTTTACGATGTGAATTTTTCTTTGGGTATGCCAGTATCTTTACTCAATTCTACTTTTACCTATAATAATCGTGATTATAACATCATAAACTTATTCAGAATGTTTATGAATCTGAGTTATGAAGGTCCTTTCTGGTCTTCCCCCTGCAGAGATACGGATAATATTATAGTTAGTTATCCGGATGGATTTACCTATACTTATTGTCAGCCCTATTCAAATGTTATCGGTGCTGAATTTAGTATAGGCGCTTGGACTAGTTCTTTTTTTACTGGAACTTTTAGTCAAATTTCAAGTTATTTTTTATCTTCACAAAATATTCTTTCAGGTGCTGTTGATGTGATATACACACCTATTTCACAAAAATATTATGTTTTAAGTAATAGTCTTGAATCATTTGATGCTGTCTCTAAATATCGTCTAAAAAATATTAATTTAACAGGTAATTCTGGGTCAAGATTCCTAAGAAATAACAGTTACAACGGATATCTTTATGTAGCAACACAGTTTCTCATTTATAAAATAAATCCGTTCTCAGATGAAATTGTTTCAACTTTTTCAGTTCAAGAACCATATGATCTTGAAGTAAATGAAGTAAATGGTGATATTTATCTTACACTTACTTATGAAAATGATTTTCTTATTTATGACAAAAATCACACACTTTTAAAGAATCACGATCTTTTACAAAATGGTAGAAGAATTGAAATAAATCCAGTAGAGAAAAAAGTATACGCAACAACACAAACCAACAAACTTGTCGAGATAGATACACAAACAAGAGAAGTTTCAGCTTCTTATTCAATTACTAATTTGGGAAGAGATATATTTTATCACCCACCTTCTTCTACAATTATTGGTCTTGCTAATAATACAATCTATACACTCAAGAGTGGGACAGTTTCAACAAGTTATCCTATCACTTTGGATACTACTGGAAATGCCTTTTTCTCCTACAATACAGACAGATCAATTTCAATTCTCATGGATCCAGCAGGAAAATTATATGGATTCGATGATGAACTAAATAATGTATATTCGAGTAACTTTGCTAGTAACGGTCGTATTTCAACTAATCCAGTAGATCAAAACTTTTATGTTGGTCTGACCAATAAAGCTACTGTTATAAATTCACTTACCGGTCTTACTAGATACTCACTTACTACATCTGCAAATCTTACAACAAATACACACAATCCCCAAAGAAGAAGTATTTTATTTTTACAACCCTCTTTGAATAAATTAGTTGAGGTGAGTGTTCAAATTGTTATAGCTCAATCATCTATTATTCAGAATTTCGAAGAGATTGCTGATGAATATTTTGGAGCTCTTTCACAAGACTACATACCTGAGAGTACATATTGGGTAAGAGGCAGAGAATTTATAAGAAAACCAAGAGAAAAATTTGATTTTGAAGCTCCATATCCTACACAATTCATCTGGAAATGGAAAGATGTTGTAAATACTGATTTTTTTCTTTTTGATTTTTCTGGAAATTTACTCGAAACCACTGGTTCCTATTCATATACAGGTCCGAAACCATTGACTGAAATTGTTCTTAACAAAAAACCAAATAGATATCTAGATAGAGTAAAAGATCCCAAATATCAACAAACTATATTTGATGATATTTATTATAGTTTACCCTATAAAAACTCAAATACCGACCTAAGTTTTTTACCACAATCACAAGAAATTTTTATTGGTTTCAATACAAAAATTGAAGGTGTTAGTCTAAACACACTACAACTTTTCAAAAGAGATGTAGCTACTTTTTCTGTTATACCTACTCTATCAAATAATAATATAATTCATTTAAAATTAGATACACGTGATGAAAAGATCATAGGTAAAATTTCTCTCGATTCAAATTCACTAGAAAATTTTCTAGAAGATTCGAATGATGTGCCAAGAGGTTTCATAATAGGACAAATCATACAAATTAATTTAGTAGATGTAACAAATCTAAAAAATCAATATATTTCTTATAACAACGGATTAAAAGTAAAAATATTAGAAATATACCCCAAAGAAATTGTAGTCGATTTTCTAGAGGATGCCTTTATACCGGAATCAAACATAGTTTATGATTATCCAGAGAATGGTTCGAATACTTTTTTGAAAACAACAATTTTTGTTGTTGATAAGTTATTGGCTAAATTTAATTTTCTAGCACAAACAGAAATAGAAGATCCACGTTTTGAGGTTGAAATTTCAAACACCGGAAAAGATCTATCAACTGAAATTGCTTGGATATTCAAACAATATGATATAAATGAACAGGGTATAGACTGGAATTTTTTGAATCCAAAAAGAAAAGAATTTCTCTATACTAGAGATGAAATATTCAATTATGTAGGTAGTTATAAAGCTATTATTAATAGTATAAATTATTTTGGATATAATGATCTTATCCTCAATGAATACTATAGAAATATTGATCCTGAATCTCAAAATTTTGGTAAACTATTCAAAGTTGAAATACCAGATATTTTTGATAATACAATAAAGGGTTGGAATGAAAGAGATTTTCTAAAATTCAATCTACCCAATCCTAAGTTTACATCTACGAAATTATTCAATCTAGCCTATAAAATAACTGATAGAGAAGGGAATTATGTAATTCACTATTCTGTAATAGAAGCTCTTGTAAAATTACACGGATTAAAATTATGGCTTTCAAAAAATGTTATACCGATTACACATCGTATTTTAGATATTACCGGAGAAGCTAGTTTTGTTGGAACTAATACAGTTACACATAGAAATTATGATGTTAAAATCATTAAAATTTCAGAAGATTTTTCACCAATAGATTTTAAAATTAATGAAGCTTACCTACTACCCATAACAAGTGGTTCTTATGTATTCAATGTAGCAGTTGATTTCTTTACTAAATTGACCTTGGAAGATCCTTTTAGTGTAGAAATACGAACCTATCAAACATTCAAAGAATGGGAACCGTTCAAATCTTATACGATAGGTGATAAGGTTAGATATTTTGATAAGTTATATGAATCTGTTAAGAATAACAACAAAATTAATAATCCGAGAAAGTATGAAAATACATCAAATTGGAATGAACTTACGAACTATACGCCTGGACAGATTACGATTTATGATAATTTAGCCTATATTTATGTTGGAACACAGAGCTTGTTCGATTATTCGACCTTTTCACAAAGTCCTGTAGTAGATACAAACAAATGGACAAATATTTCTTATTGGAAAAAAATCGGACTAGAACCTGTTCAATCTATTAATCAATATAAAAACACACTAGATACTTTCAATTTTACTGTTGATACAACGGTTGATCCTTTTATTACTCTAAAAACAATATCTGAAAATGGTAGAGGCGGATATTATATTGTTAAGAAAAACTATGAAATAAGATGGCTTGACGATAAAACACAACCAGTTCTTATTCTAGCCGAAGATCCACTACCTGATAGAACTTTATATACAACCACTACGACTTCTACAACAACAACTTGTCCAGATAATTGTATCAACTATCAGTTCTGTGAAGATATTAACTTTACCTGGTATTTCTGTAGGAATGATGATTTTTCATATTGTGTGGATGATTTTACCTATTCAACAACATCTTAAAAAAAAATATAGAGTTAGGATATAGAAAAATTTTATATATAATCAAAAAGTGTTAAATAAATGGCAATAGTAACTTGGAATACAGCAAATCAAAATAATTGCACACTTACCTATACATCCAATTTAGGTGGTTCGATAACTGCTACAGCTGGTAATCCGTCCTTCCCTTGGGTATTCAATCCGACAGATTATGGTCTAACTTCAAATGATATTTATGGCACTTATAGCTTTAATTGTAGTGGTTGTATTTATACTAGATTTTTAAATACACCTTCTACAACTACTACTACTACTTCTACAACCACAGTAGCTCCAGCTAGCTCTACCCCAACACCAACTGTTACCAAAACACCAACAATTACACCCACACCAACTATCACTGGAACACCGGGAACATCGCCATCGAATACACCAACAGAAACACCAACAGAAACACCGACACCTAGTGTCACCGGAACTCCAAATGCTTCACCTAGCCAAACACCAACAGAAACACCAACAGAAACACCGACACCTAGTGTCACCGGAACTCCAAATGCTTCACCTAGCCAAACACCAACTGAAACACCAACAGAAACTCCAACACCAACAGTGACAGAAACACCTACATCAACACCAACCCAAACCGTAACTATGACACCTAGTCAAACACCAACTACATCAGCCACAACATTATGTGCACCAGTCAGATTAACACTACTATAAAATTAATAATATAAAATACATGAATGGCAACATTCTCAGCGATAGAAAACTATTATGGAATCACCTCGAGTGCTAATGTCAATATATTTGGCGGTAAGTATATCGATTGCTCTATATGTAATGCCTTCATATCAGATTCTAAACTTCAAAATTGTTCATTAGATAATGATTTTGTTGAAAGAACAATAGTCATAGATACCAAGTTTACTGAATCGATTGTTAAAGATTCAGATATTGAATCTAGCAATTCCATTATTGTAAAAACAGTTGATATTTGGACTTTTTTACCAAGTGCAACATCAAGTGATTTAGATAATGCGACTGGTGTTCTAAAGATTTATGTGAATGATTTTGATATTGAAAAGTTTAATATTTTCGATTCTATTTATACAACTAACTTAAATAAGAAGAACCTTATTCAAAATCTTAATTTAGATCAAATTATAGAACTACCCTATGAAACAAGATGGGTGTTCAATAACTTTTTGAATGATGATATATCGAATGATTTGATATCTGTTACATTCAAAAAATCTGATGAAAATAAATATAAGACTATTGTTATAAATGAATTAGATATTTATAATAGTTTTACATATTTAAATGATCTATTAGACGAGAACAACAAACCCTACGGTTCAATTGATATTGAAATTGGAAACTATTTAGCTAATAGCTATTTTGGTTTAAGACACTATATTGATTTTCATATTGACGTATATTCTAGACCAATACTTATTTCGGCTACTGTTTCTTTTGTGCCTTTACTTGATGTAGATACTTCAATAAGTTTAAATTTAGTAATTAAAAATAGTTCACTTATTGACGTAAGTTTACCAAGTACATATTTTATAGCTAAGCAAAATAACTCAACATTCAAAGTAACAAATACTCTTCGTAACTTCATTTTGGATACCTCAACATATTCAATTAGTTATTCAATATCTAGTGATACGAGGGTTAGTTGGGTTCCACGTTTTCATGTAAGGCTCATACCTGGGGATCCTCTCTGTGAATGTTGTACATCGACTACAACACTACCGGTTTGTGCAACAGATTTATTTACTTACTCTATTATACTTGGATGTGCTCTAGATGATTTTACATATTCTTTTGTTTTACCAACACCTACACCGACAATTACATCAACGAACACACCTACAACTACTCCAACTGAAACACCTATTACTTCTGCTTCGTCTACTCCAACGGAAACACCTACACCAACAGTAACAAAAACACCATCCACATCACCGTCACAAACACCAACGAATACACCTACATTATCAGTAACACCTACTATAACACAAACTATTTCTGAGACACCAACACTCACACCAACAAATACTCAAACACCAACGAATACACCTACATTATCGGTAACACCTACTGTAACACAAACTATTTCTGAGACACCAACAAATACACCTACATTATCGGTAACACCTACTATAACACAAACTATTTCGGAAACACCTACAGAAACTCCTACCAATACACCAACTGTTACTATAACAAAAACACCAGGACTTTCTGATACACCTACACCAACTATAACTGATACTCCAACTCAAACCCCCACGAATACACCAACACTAACCTCTACTCCAACTCTCACTCCTACAAAGAGTTTAACACCAACCCCTACTCAAACACCAACTCTCACACCTACAAGTAGTTTAACACAGACCCCTACAAATACACCAACACTTACACAAACACCAACTCTCACACCTACAAGTAGTTTAACACAGACCCCTACAAATACACCAACACTTACACAAACACCAACTACCACCTCATCATTGACCCCGACACCAACTGTTACTGAAACTCCAACCGAAACACCAACCGAAACACCAACACCTACACCAACACCGATAGATGAACAGCAACAATCAGTCTATTTTTACGGGAATCAGGGATACGGTTCTGGAGAAGGTTCTTATCTATCGTTCTCAAACACAACATTTATGAGCTTAACTGGATCTTTAATGGACGGAACACCAACCGTAGTTCCGAAATTTACATTATCTATGTGGATCGAACCAGATTGGACACCGGGGTTAGGATATCCAGCCTATCTATTCGAATTGAGAACACAGGAATATCCGATAGCTTATGGGATCACAGGAAGTCAAATGAGAATTTATTATGATGCAGAGACCGGGTATAATGCAGTGCAGATGAGCTTAGAGTATTTTATAGATGGAAAGTCTGCATCTACATATATGAATTGGATACTTTCTACTGGTAGTAACGCCGATATAACAGGTATCTACGCTACTGGCCAATCATCTTGGAATTCATCGACTAGTCCTACATTTTCTATGCTCACTTTTGTTATGGATGGTGATCAGACTGGAATTACAAATCAGTTCAGAATGTTCTGGAATGGATTTACTCTTTCTGGAACGGGTAGTGCGACACCGGGGTTTGTTGCCGAAGAATCTGTGTATAGTTTTTACTCATCCAATAGATCAAGTTACATACCGGCAACCATGAGTGGCGTATTAGGTGCTTACTTTTGGCCAAGAGCTTTCTGGGCTGATAACCTATTCTTCTACTGGAATTCTCTTTCTCAACAGCAGATTAGAGACCAATTGTGGAACACTTCTCAACCACTTTGTAACTATTCAAATCTATTCACTGGATCCTTATATTGGAACTTTAATTCCAACATGAATCCATACAGATCGGTTGGTAACCAACTAACTCTATCACCGGTGGGTGTAATACTTGATGCACCTACAATCTCAACAACTCATTCGGTTTCGTGTGTTACTCAGCTGTTGGATAATGTTTGGACTAATGTTTATGATAATTACTTTGGATGTGCTAACTATGTCAGAGGTGTCTATTGTGATGGATCTGGAGATCAATCATGTATGTCGTCACCCGATACTTACTATACAGACTATAACATTGGTTCAGAAGATAGGTTCTATCTAGGAATGACTTTCTATTCTGATGCTGCACTTTCTACACCTGTATCACTAGGGGGCACTTGGTATTTTGCCTTCACTCTTAGTGTTGCTCCTGGTAGTGGAACTCTTTATGAAATGAATAATTACAATCTTTCTGCCACATATAGTTTGGGCGAAAGTTGTGTATAGTAAATATATAACCTAAAAAAAATGGCAAGAACCAGATTTAACTCACCAAACATAGGAAATTGTTCTCTTGTCTACTACTCAGATCTTGGATCTACTCTAAGTGTAAGTGGGCCAATATATTTTCCCTGGTCATTTGATCCCACACTCTATGGTTTGACTGCCACAGATTTGAACGGCACTTATAGTTTTCTTTGTAATGGTTGTGCTTATGTAGTTTCTGTGACAGAGTATAGTCCAGCATTGACACCGACACCTACAAAAACTTTAACACCAACACCAACACTTACACAGACACCTACTATAACATCCACAGTAACTGTAACACAGACCTCAACACAAACGAATACTATAACACCTACAGAAACACCAACTGTGACTCCAACACCAACTATTACTTCAACACCAACAATCACAAATTCCTCAACACCGACCCCTTCAATTACACCAACTCTTGAAACTTCATCAACACCAACACCCACCGTAACTAACACACCTACTGAAACACCAACAAATACACCTAGCTCTACTATTACAAATACACCAACAATCACACCTACACCAACACTTACACCTACTATATCTTTGACTCCTACCCTAACACCAACACCAACTTGTCCTGCTTGCTACGAATACGAAATAAGTCAAGTTGGAAAAGCTAGTGGTGGTGAATATTCTATGATCTTATGTAGCGGAACACTGACTTCGGTAACAGTTAGTTTAGGTAATACATTCTCTACTGGCTGCCTAAAAGAAGGAACAATTACACTTACCTCTGGTGTTCAGGGTGATATAACACAAGGTGTTAATTGTGGATCGGCTTGCTAATCCAAGCTATACATATAATCGTAAGCTTTTGATTTAATCTCTAGAAGTTTTCCGATATATCCATTTCTACGAAGAAGCTTAAAGACTAAATTTTCAATTGAAAATTCTCCTGATTTTTCAAGTGATGATTTTCTAGCATCTTTAATTTTTTTCCAAATCTTTCTGAATCTTTGAGATATCTCTTCGTAATCCTTTGTTCTTTCGAGATCGAATCCTAACTCATCAATATCGTTCATTATTTTAGAAGCTTTTGTTTTGATGAGCTCTTCATCTGGCTTAAAATTTGATAAACTTGGTTTAATAATCCATTTATTTTTAAGTATTGAAAATTGACCTGATGGTGTTCCCTTGTGAGATACATCTTGAATAAAACTCTCCACGTTGTAACCTTTTATTTTAATATCATGCTTTTCGTTCCAAATTTTACGAACTGAATCCATATACTTCTCAACAAGTTCATATTCTTTGTTGACATCTAAAAAATCAATAACAATGTGCAGATCAATATCAGAATATTTAGACCAGTTGTAGTTTGCTAAACTGCCTGTAAAAACAATATCTTCAATTTCAATACTCATTTCTAGACTATCAATAATATCAGTGGCTATTTTAATAAGATTGCCTCTAACTTCGGTATCGAGTTCCATTTTATCGTTCCAGAATTTCTTATTGAGCTCTTTTTGAAGATAGAAAGATTTTATAGGTGTAAATTTTTTAGTTCTGCTTATCATAAATTGTGATATAAATTTTTAATATATATTAAATCTTAAACTATGATAATCACTAAACTTGAAAATTTTATTGGCGAATCTATTCTACAAGCTTCCAGTGAGTTGAAATCTTTACTTACTAATCTTGACGATCGGATATCGAAGGTATTACTGAGCCTAATTGGTAAAGATGTAAAAACAAATTATAATTTCTTAAACTTAAGTGACGAAGCTGGTAAATTTACTTTTACAAGTGATTCTCAAGCTAGTAGAAAACTCTCTAAAGGTGTAACTGAAGAAGAAATATTCTCTACTGGCAGTAAATCTTATGTAGGAAGAATAGTTCACTCAATACTAGAAGACAACGGTATTGAACATACTATGCAAGAAATCGAAATATTCACCAATAAATTCAAAGCAGCCGTAGAGTTGGGAAGATTTCGTGATAGAATAAAAGTAGTTAGTGGTGATGATATAGCTTTTTGGTATTCAGAAAATAACTACAATGAGAGAACAAGAAAAGGTATGGGTCAACTTGGAAAATCTTGTATGAGAAGTAGCAGAATCTCGAAATTTTTCAAGATTTATACGATGAATCCAGATACGGTTAGAATGGTCATTATTTTAGATGATGCTGAAAAACTCTCAGCTAGAGCACTACTTTGGAACTATTCAGGTAAATTTTATCTAGATAGAATTTACTTTACAGAAGATTCAGAGCAAGAGTTGATGAAAAAATGGCTTGAAAAATATTATTTACTAAGACCGTTAGATAAACTTTCTCTTTCGGATGATGTTGTTATTAAAAATACTGAAAACCCAGATGGAACATTTAATAAGTATCCTTATATGGATACTTTTAAATTTTACAACCCAAAAAAGAAAACTCTTCGTGTTTTAGAACCATCAGACAAAAGTGGTTGGATTCAGATTTCAGATACTGGTGGTGGATTTGAGTATTTAGATAGAATATGGTGTGAGAATGAACAGGAGTGGTATCCAGAAGACAAGTGTGTTTATTCACAATATGATGATATTTACATACATAGAGATAACGCGGTTTATTCTAAGTATTACTCGGATTACCTATATCGACCAGATGCTGTTTTTTCCGAAACGCAAAATAGTTGGCTTAAAGAAGGAAACTCTATTACCTTTTACACAGATTTCAATCAAAATGGAAAGGACGTCGTTGATAGAGATGAAATTATGGGTATTTGTTTTCCTAAACTAATAGAAGTTAAAAAAACTTACAAGGTTGTGTGGTTTAGTGATAAACTTTTCGATTCTGGTGAAAATAGTAGAACGCTAGTTGAGGATTACTACGATCTCCTAGTAAAATATTTTCCTCCAGAAGATGTCGAAATAAAATCAGAAGGTGAAAATAGGTATACCTTAAGTTCTCGTGAATATCCAAACTTTCTGGTGGTCGAAAAAAGGATATTGCTTGCTAATTTTTCATATCCAACATTACAGAAATTTTTTTGGGAAAAATTCAAATTAGTTGTTGATTATCATCTTGAAAAATATTGGTTTGAACAGGGCCTTAAAAGATACTGGAAAGAGATAAAGGCTAAAAAAAATATTCAAGTAGAGTGGTAATCAAAGATTTCAGGCAGTTTCTTATCAGGGAAAACTTAGATGCTGCTAGAAAGTTTTTAGATAAAACTATTTATAAAGAGGATGAACCTGCACAAAAATTGTTTCGTAAAACTTTTGACAGGATTATCAAAAGATTAGGATCGAAAGTTGGATGGTCATTACTTTTTACCCGATTTTATTTTCAAGAAGGTATCGAATTGTCTAGACTTTTTAGAGATGAGAATACACCTGAAATCGGAGCTCTTTACGATAGACTTTCAGGTATAAATCCGGGCGATCTACCTCGTCAATTGGATGAATATCCAAAGCTTGAAAATGGATTCGAAATACTTTCTGATGATATTAGAGATTTAGAAGAGAGGGCGAGTGTGAAAGATTTCATACAAAACTTACCAGGTCAATTTGTTGTAACAAATAAATATTCATCTAAACTTGGTCAAACTATACCTTCTATGAAAGAGGAGTTTAGAAGAATGTCGCCAGAAAAAAAAAGAGAAGTTATTCAACTTGCGATAGCTATTCGTCAATCAGGAGAGGCTAAATACAAAGCTTTCATACAAAAAGTTAAAAGATATGGATCCCTATCAGAACTTATAACAGCAGGTAAAAAATATTTACTTGCTCTAAATCTTGAACAGGAAGAAAACTATCTAGAAAAGATAAGTTCACTTCCTGAGAAATTTGTAGAAGTTCTTTTCGATAGATTTTCTATCTATATTGTAAAAGTAGATAGTTTTTTTGTAAATCAAAGATTACACGGTATGACTTCACATTGTATAGCAAAAGATATTGGACACTGGAATACCTATTATCTACCTGAAAATACACAATACTATATTACAAACTTTAATCTTGATTCGTCAGATCCTCTATCAGTTATAGGAGCGACGGTTTATCCCAATGGGAAATTCAAGACTATTCACTCTAAATTCGATAAAAAGATGAGTACAGACGAACTTATTTCGTATCTTGATGGATTAGAAAAAGAATTTAGAATTGATATCGATTTACTAAAATTTCTAAAACCGATAACATATCCAGAAATATTAGTTCGAGAAAAAAGAAAAGAGGCAAATATAAAAATTAAAAAAACAGGACTTTCTTTAGTAGAGATCCAAAAATTACTAGAGGATGGAGCAGATCCAAATGGAACTTTTGGAGAACCTCTCAAAAATGCCATAAACGAAAATAACATAGAAAAAGTTGAATATCTTTTACAAAACGGAGCGGATCCCAATATCTTAGAAAGAGAACTATCTTTCGGAAATGTTTTTAGTATAAAATCAAAAGAGATTTTTTTCTTACTTATTCGTTATGGATTAAAGAACACATCTACTAAAACTTTATTTAGAATATACGATGATTTTTCTAAAGAGGGTCTACAATATTTAGTTAGAGAACTAGGTATAGAATCTATAAATCGGTTTGATGCTCATTTATTGAGAAAGTCGGTTGTTCGTAAAGAAGTAGATTCTGTTAGGTGGCTGCTCCAAAAAGGAGCTAATCCTACCGTTAGAGGTGGCGAGCCTATACATCTAGCTATTGATGAATATAAAAAAATCGAGAAGATTTCACCTGAACAAGCTAAAAAAGTTCTAGATATTATTGGTTTATTATACAATAGTCTTGAGACGAGTGAAATAGGTAGAAAAATTATTCAGGGTGTTAGTAAAAGTCCAGATAGATTGGAGATATTGAATAAATCTAGAAAAAAATATTAATAAATAGATATTATGAAGATAAAAGGTTGGCAAGATTTCATACTAGAAAGTGTTCTACATAGTTCTGATAAGTTTTTAGATTATCTTAGAAGGATTGACAATAAGATAGCTAGAGAATTGATAAATCTTCTAGGAAAGGATATTAAAACAAAGTATAACTTCTTGAATGTTGCAGATAGTGAGGGTGATATTTTTTTCTGGCCAGATTCTAAAGTTCAGAAAGATAGTTCAACACTTTCAACTAGACCCTCTAAAGGATCACTTGGAAGAGTTATAGGCGGAATACTTAGAGATAATCAGATTGAGTTTACCTCTAAAGAACTCGAAGATTTTGTAAGAAGATTCGGAGCTCTATGGCTAGCCGAAAACGTTGACCCCAATAGATATCAAATAGTTGAAGGTGATGATATTCGTAAATGGTATTTAGAATCTAACTACTCAGAAGAAACCAAATCAGGGGTGGGGACTTTGGGAAAATCTTGTATGAGATACAAACATTGTAGTAAGTTTTTGGATATTTATGTTCTCAATCCAAAGGTAGTAAAGATGTTGATTCTTTTAGACCAGAAGGGTGAGCTAAGAATGAGAATGCTCGTTTGGGATTTAGATGATGAGTATTACTGCGATAGATGTTACTATACAAGAGAATCAGAACAAGGTGCAGCTATTCAATGGCTTGAAAAAAACCTAGACAAACCTCTTATAACCGATTTGGATTCAGAATATGAATACTACATAAAATTAGAAAAATCTACTCTATCTGGCGGTGAATTTACACATTACCCCTATATGGATAGTTTCAAGTATTATAATCCAAAAGAAATGGAGCTATCGACTGAAGAACCTGAAACTGAAAGAAAAGATTGGTATTTAATCAATCAAACGGATGGTGGCTGTGAACGACTAGGTATCGTCTATTGTGTTTATGAAGACGGAGAGTATCCCGAAGAGGATTGTGTTTGGAGTGAACCAACCGGCACTTGGCTCTTACGAACCAATGCCGTAGAATCCACTTACCACCAGGGATGGTTACACAAACCAGCTAGCGTGTGGTCTGAAAAACTCGGAAGTTGGATAGTGAAAGCTGTCTCAAAAGAAGCTTGGATTGATCTAAAAAAGACTAAAAAAAGTTGGTTACCTACTAATTTAACTTCTAGTTTTATAAGTGGTGGTCGTCTAGAGTATTGGGATTCAGACCTAAAAAAGCAAGATGAAAAACCAGAAAAGGTTATATTGGACTGGTTACTCGAAAAATATCCAGTAAGTGAGCTAAAAATAAGTAAGCGGGAAAAAGATCAACTTATGGATTCTCAAATTTACTACAAAAACTTTCCCGTTCTTGAGTTCATTTCTAAGATTGGTATAGTTGGTGGTACTGTTTTTTCAGATGAAATTACGAGAGAAATTATCCAAACTTTTTTCTCTGGTGAAGAAGATAGTTCTAATTATGAGATGGGTCAAATAATGCACAGTGCTAGATTTAATTATACAAAGATGATCCAAAAACACTTTGAAAAATAAAACTAAGCTGTTATACAGATTTACTTACAAGTAATTTTTCTTTAACAAAATATAAATAATCTATTTGTGTGTTTAAGAAACAATCTATGGCGTGCTTTGGTGTTTCTACAATTGGTTCTTGGTTATTGAAAGAAGTGTTTAAAATCATCGGAACTCCTGTTTTTTCAAAAAACATCCTTATAAGATCATAGTAATATCCATTATCTTGTGAAGTTACTGTTTGAAGACGCGCAGTATTGTCGTTATGTAAAATAGCAGGTACAAATTGTCTTTTTTCTTCTCTCACAGGAACTGCAAAGCTCATGTAGGGACTGTCTATATCAAATTCAAACCAATTTGGCACCTCTTCTCTCAATACCGAGGGAGCGAATGGTCGGTAACTTTTCCTGTGTTTAACTTTTAAATTGATAAGATCTTTCATATATGCAAATCTTGGATCTGCTATAATACTTCGATTACCAAGAGCTCTTTTTCCTGATTCACTGCCTTCGTTGAATAGAGAAATTATTTTTGAACCTGTCAATAAATCTACTATCTTATCAACATCTATATTCTGAGTAATAGTTAGATTTTCATAGTTTGTAAGAGTATCTAAGACTTGTGATGAAGTATAAGTTTTTCCCAAATAAGAGGTATGATGCTCTTGAACTCTTGGATTATCTAAAATATGATACCAAGTATATTTAGCAGCTCCTATTGATAGTCCACTATCATTTGGTGCCTGATCACAAAATACGTTATATCCCTTTTCGATTAATATTTTAGATATTTTACCAAGTGCTACACAATTTAGAGAAACACCACCAGAAAAACAAATATTTTTAATTTGTTTGGTGTCCGGCGTAGTGTCTAGATGGGAAAATACAAAATGTATCATCAACTCTTCTGTTGTGTATTGTAGAGCGGCTGCTATATGAAATCTATTCTCGTCTGATTTTTGGATCTCTTCTCTAAAAAAAGTTATGAGTTCGGTATATTTCATATTGGAAGATTCTTGCCAAGCCCAAAGATTTTCAAATCTTAGTTCATTTATTTTAGATAAATATTTTGAATGATCACCAAATGATGCCATAGCCATTAATGTTCCTGATTCATCCCCTTTGGGCGAACAGGCAAATCCCATATCTAATACAGATTGTAGAAAGAATGTCCATATAGATCCTATATTGAAAGTATGTCCACGATATACTGGATATATTTTATTTTCATTTCCAAGAAAAACACAATTTGTGGCGAGATACCAATCGTTTTCAAAGCCGCCACCATCAAATGTGAATATTATAGATTTTTCGAAGTTAGAGTTATAAAAAACAGATGATGCGTGACAAGTATGATGTCCTACATAATCAATTTTTTTTCCTGTCTCGGTGAATATTTCTTCACCTATATCTGTGTGCCAACCCCATACACTAACAAACTGATCAAAATCTTCTATCTTGAAATCCTTAAAGATCAAATTCTTGATTGTATCTGAAAAGGGTGGTTTATTGTTAAAAAGGCCATCGTGTTTTATCCTAGTAAATCTTTCTAGTTCATTATGTAGAACTATTTTACCATTTTCTATTACACAATAAGATGCGTCATGTGGGGTAGAGGCATAAGATAATATTCTCATTCAATATTATATATCCTATATTGTAGTTGTTTAACAACCAAATGAAATATTTTAATAAAATGAGTTATGAATACACCATTTTCAAATATTACTTTTCCGTCTAGGAAATCTATCTTAGAAAACAACAAAACACCAAATCTTGACTCTAGTGGATATGTCCAGAAGCTAGTTGAAGACGCACAAAAAATAGATCTTGATAAAGTTGATTTTTCCAACGAGGGAAATTTCAAACCTCGTTCTAAAATTGTAGAGAAACAAAAAGAATATTTTTGGGTAAGAATTTATCTAGAACACGAAGTTAATCTTAAACAAGAAGATAAAATCATTATTAAAGATTTACTCTACGATGAAGAGCTTGAAGTAGAGTTTATGTTCTGGGGAAAAAAGTATAAAAAAGGTTCAGATGGAAGAGAACTTACCGAGTTTGATCCAGAAGACGATAAGAAATGCGCAGTTTTAATGATTGATTCTATACGTATCAATACTAAATCTGATGATATTCCCTATATAAGAACTCTCTTTCCCTTAAGTAGATGGTTTAGACCCAATTATATTAAAAGAGAAGATCTTCAGTTTATACCAAAGAAAACTGGTGTTCCGATTGAGTATTATTCAGTAGATTTTTAAGTGAAACTAAATAGTGTTTTTTTCTATAAATCTCTATGTTAGTCGATGCTGTTTATATTTCACCAAAAAAGAAACTACTGGTTTCATACGTAGATAAAACCGGTAATATCAAATTTAAAAACTATAACTGGACCAATCCAAAAAGATATATTACATGTGATAGTGGAGATCCAGATAAACATCCAAAATACAAATCTTGGGATGGTAAGTGTGCTAAGTTAGTAGATACCGATAATCCTGATAGATACGCTATTTACGAGTATCTAGATGCTCTTCCCGAAGCTGAAAGAGATATTCTTTTTGAGTATAATCTACCTAAAATTTACTTCATTGATATCGAAACCGAGATCGTAGATGGTTTTCCAACAGCCGAAGATACACCTACACAAGTTCTCTCAATTTCTATTGTTTATGACGATAAAATTATATTACTTGGTCTAAAAGATCTCTCGATTGAATCTCAAGAAAAAATCATTTCAGATACCAACGAATATTTCAAAGATTTCAAAGCAGATTATAAACTTAAATACTTGAAATACGACGATGAGTTCGATCTATTGAACTCTTTTTTCAACAAGATGGTTCCACAAATGCCCCTTCTAACGGGTTGGAACTTCCTTGATTACGACTGGAAATATCTAGTTAATCGTTCTAGAAAACTTAAAAAGATTATTAACGGTGTTGAATATACAATCGATCCGAATGTATCGTCACCAACCAAAAGAATGAGTAAAATCTGGATGAAAGAGATTGATATTCCCCAACATCGTATGGTGTTTGACTATATGCAACTCTACGAGATTTGTGATACTTCAATCAAAGTTAAAGAATCATCTTCTTTGGATTTTGTAGCTAATAAACTGACTGGAACTCAGAAGATTAAATATTCAGGTTCGTTACAAAAACTTTATGAAGATGACTTTGAGCTATTCATGTATTACAACGCAGTTGACTCGGTGCTAGTTCAAAAGATACACGATGTCAAAAATTACATCTCTATTATTTTCGCTATATCGTGCCTTGCTAAAATAAAGATTGTTGATGTTATTTCTCAAATGAATAACTCTCTAGCTTCTCTTGCTATTACTGAAGGTGTGTTGAGATGTAGATTCAGAGAAGAAGAGAATATGGTATTATTCAAAGAAGAGAAAAAAGGAGCCGACGCAGAAGGATTGAGTGGTGGTTGGGTTAAAGATCCGGTTGTAGGTATGAATAAGTGGTGTGCTATTTATGATTTTGCATCACTTTATCCTACGACCCAGCGTCAGTTCTACATAGCTCCTGAGACTTGTCTTGGTAAAAAAGATAAAGCTCGGCCTACACACACCGAGAGTGGTATTGAGATCCAAAGTGACAAACATGTACTATGCGTGAATGATGTTATTTTTGAGAAAAGAGATTCACCAACACTAAGAATGCTGAAAGATGTTTATTCTGATAGAAAAAAGAATAAAAAGATAATGCTTCAAAGAAAAGAAGAGCTTAAAGAAGTTCAAGAAAAAATAAAAAAATTAGAAGCTAGTCTTCTGTAAAAACCAAAAATGTCACTATACAAAGATGTAAATAGATTCAAACCAAGGCAAGAGCAAGTAGATTGCCTTGAGCATATGAAAGTTGTTTTAGATGAAAATCCAAAAACAAAGTTTTTTCTACTGAACCTTCCGGTCGGAACTGGTAAATCACATCTAGCGATGATGTTTTCAGATTACTATACCAGAAAGATAAATAAAACTGCGAAAATCGATATCGTAACAGCTTCGAAAATCCTACAAGATCAATACGAGGATGAGTATGTAAGTATTTGTAATCTCAAAGGTAAAGAAAACTATAACTGTCAGCAGTATAGCTGCTCGTGTATGCAGGGTAAAGAGTTTGGAAAACTTAATAAATCTCCCTGTGATATGTGCCCCTATGACGAAGCTAGAAACGGTTGGATTGGTGGTAAAATTTCTCTTACTAACTTCTACCTCTATCTTATTTATACAATTTATAATGAAAAACTACTCGATCTGAGAAGTCCAAATGTTTTAATCGTAGATGAAGCTCATGAACTTGATTCGGTGATATCTGATTTTATTTCTATTAAAATTACAGAAAACACAATCAAAAAGTTGAAGTTTCCAGATGAAAGAGGTATTATCAATAAACTCAAACGTGTTACGAATATCGCCACCTACATTAACTTTCTAAAAGAGTTTGTTATTGATATTTCAGAGAATATAGCTGAGCTTCAAAAAACGATGGGTGAATCACCAAGAAGTGCGAAAGCCGACAGACGTGAAAATAGAATAGGAAAAATCACTGGTAGTAAAAACCCTGATATGAAGCTCATGAATATCTTGAATGATCTGACAAGCTATATCACCAAGATTGAACTTTTTCTAAAAGAATGGGAAGCCACACCAGACAATTGGGTATTAGAAACTAACTGGAACGAAAAGACACGTCAAAAAGAACTCTCACTTGAACCTATCTGGTCACAAGAATACTTGAATAAATATCTTTGGTCTAAGTATGATCTAGTTATTTTAATGTCTGGAACTATTATTGATAAGGAACTTTTTTGTGATATCAATGGTATCAATCCAAAAGAGGCTATTTATTACTCTATACCTTCCCCTTTTGATGCTCAGAATAGAAAGATTTTCTATTTACCGATGGGGAAAATGTCTTGGGAGAAAAAAGAAGAAACTTTCAAGAACTATGTCGAGGTCTTACCGAAAATCTTGAAAAAATATTCCGGTAAAAAAGGTATTATCCATACGAACTCGTTTGAGCTTTCTGGTTGGATAAAAGAGGCGGTATCGGATGATAGACTACTTTTTCATGATAGTGATAATAAAAATGAAATTTTACAACATCACTACCAAACCGACAAGCCTTCGGTGATTGTTTCACCATCGATGTCCACAGGTGTTTCTTTTGATCATGATAGAGCTAGATTTCAGGTGATTGCTAAGATTCCCTACCCAAGTCTTGGTTCTCAGAAAAATAAAATGAGAAAGCAGCAAAATCCAAACTATTACGCCTGGAAAACTTGCTGTGGTATTATACAAATGTGTGGAAGAGCTGTTCGTTCACATACAGACTTCGCTGATACGATTATTATTGATTCGTCTTTTGGTGATGTTTTGAGGTATTCATCTAAGTATTTACCTCAATGGTTTTTGAGTTCAGTTCAGAGTAAAGGTTAGTCTTGTGGCTTAGAGGCAAGAAGTTGTCTTCTTCTGGCAGCTCCTGCTTTTTGTCTAATCATCTTCATTATTTCTTCACGAGACTTTCTTTTGGGAGTTCTAGTCATAGAATTTCTCTCGGATCTTGATTCACCAAGTGGTGAGATACCCTCTGGCATATCATCATCACCTTCGATAGTATCTTCTCCTTCGAGATCAAACTCAGTAATCTTTTCTTTACCCTTTAACATAGGTGAGTCTTGCTCTATATTTTGAATTTCCTGCTCTGGTTCGTAATTTTCGAAAGTCTTTAAAAATTTCATGTTGTGTTTTTTTTCTTGTATATATAAAATTTATTTTCTGGAAAAAATCAACTTTTTGATACAAAATATTTGAATATTCTCTGGGTGAGTCTTATACGAGCTTGTGAAAGAAATTCATCAATTGTATCGATTATGAAAATATATATTTGAGAAATTATTTTGTATAGAGAGATAAAATGGGTATATTTGCATATAAATAGACTATATGAAGAAACTATTATCCTGGGCACTTAACGAGAAAGATGTTGAGAATTTTTGGAGAGCTCAACTTATGAAACTTTTTCCAGGTGGAAAAATGACCTCACCGTTCAATACAGACGGATATTTAGAGGATGACGGTGGTAAAGTCACTGTCTTGTTCGAAGCTAAATACGAACAAAATCTTAGCGATAAGTTGTCCCAGGTTTCTGTTTTATCTCAGACCTTATTCTACTTGAAAAAGTTTGAAAAAAATGGTCAAAGACTACCCAGAGTAGTTTTTATTGCTGATAGAAATGAAGCTTTCGCTCTACATACAAATTGTCTTGCAAAATATCTAGATTTTCCACTAGACTGGAACTCGGCAGCTTCGTCTAGTTCCAGATTGAATCCAGAGTTGATTTCTAAAATGTTAGAAGATGATACTATTTTACCTTTCGTTTTTAATGTAGTCGAAGGTTTCAATTTTGTAGCTATTCAAAAAAAGATATTGAGTCTATCTCACGATGTAAAAAGATTAATAAAGATCACTGAGCACAACATCACTTCAGTGTTTGAATATTTTCAGAAAAATGTCTTAGTCAAGAATAAATTATCAGTCAATGAAACCGCTAATTTGTTTATTAACTTGATTATCAATCCTGAAGATAATTATCTACATCCAGTAAAAAGGCATACTCTAGTAACTAAATCGTTTGGTCCTATACAGATCAACGGTGAGAAGTTAATGGCATTTTTAGAGCACTTTGATGGTAATCAATATTGTATGGAAGAAAAAGAAAAACTTACTTCTATTGTTGATAGGCTTATCGAAGATGAAACAAGAAGAAGAAAAGGTGAGTTCTTCACACCTACAGTTTGGGTAGATGAAGCACACAAGATGATCTCTGAAGCTTTTGGTGATAACTGGAAAGACGAGTATGTTGTGTGGGATCCCGCTTCGGGAACACTTAACTTGACCCGGGATTATCATTTTAGGGAGTTATACTGCTCAACTATTGAGGCGTCGGATTTACAAACAGCCGATCAGATGGGATATAATCCAGAGGCAGTCAAGTTTCAGTATGATTTTCTTAATGATGGTATAGTTGATGGTAATATTGATATTGAAGGTGATACAAAATTACCAGAGGGTTTGAAAAGAGCTCTGTTAGAGGGTAAGAAGATGATTGTTTTGATGAATCCACCTTATGGAACTGCTAATAATGCCGGAACCACAGAAGGTGATCATAAATCAGGCATCGCCATGACCGAACTGAATAAGATGATGAAAGTTGAAAAATGGGGCGCTTCGTCTCAACAACTATATGCGCAATTTCTGTTTAGATTGACTAAGTATCACAATCTGAAAATTTGTCTTTTTTCTCCACCACTTTTTATGAGTGGAAGTTCTTATAAAGAATTCAGAAAAAAGTATTTTGATTTTTATGGATTTGATAGAGGATTTCTTATGAATGCAGGTGAATTTGATGGAACATCTGATTGGGGGTTGTCTTTCACAATTTGGTCAGATGTGAACAATGACAGAACTGATTTTGAGCTAAGTGTTGGAAGTTCTAATGAACTTGGTGATGTTGAGTTTTTTACAAATAAACTTATCTATAACTTAGATAATAAATTAGAAGCCTCGAAATGGGTTAGGTCGCCATTGAAAGGATTGAAAACTTTTGATGTTCCAAATTTTTCTAGTGGATTAAAACTCAAAAATTCTGGTATATGTAAAGTTATCAAAAATAATCTAGGTTATTCATACAGTGATAATAATAATATTGCTAAAAATAATCAGAGTGTTGGGTTATATAGTCTGTCCAACGCTGCTGCTCATGGATTTTCTATCAATGAATCTAATTTTATAATTTCATCCTGTCTATTCACTTCTAGAAGACTTATTTCTGGAAAACAAGCCACGTGGATAAATTGGTGTGACGAATATATGGCACCAGATGAATCACATCCACTTTGGGAACAATTTAGTTTAGATTCTATTGTCTATTCTCTATTTGAATCCAAATCAAACCAATCCTCCCTTCGTCAAATAGATTACAAAGACAAAAAGTGGGACATCAAGAATGAATTTTTCTGGATGTCTAAATCTGATATGTTAAAACTAGCATCGGATCATTCTTATGATGAACTCTATCGTGACGCCAGAACAACTGAAGAAAGACACGTCTATAATCTTCTTCATAATGAGGGTATATACTCTCGTCTTTCACCTGACGCTCGTGAGGTTCTTGATATGGCAACAGAACTTGTTAAAAAGTCATTCCCTATGAGAAAACCACTCAATGAACAACATCCAGAGTATCACTTAAATACTTGGGACGCAGGTTGGTACCAAATCAAACTTATACTCAAAAAGTTCTATCCCGCTGAACTTATCGAATTCGGTAGAAAATACAGAGCCTTTGAGGACAGAATGAGACCACTCGTGTATGAGGTTGGATTTTTGAGGAAATAATACTATATAATTAAACAACATAATTTCAAATTATATAAATGATAACCTTGATACAGCTTCAGGGTAAAAAAAAAATCATAGTATGAATAATAATCAATTAGATCATTACGAACAACCAGATGTTGAATTAAAAGATTTTTCAACAAATCAACAAAAACACAAAATCATCTTTACACCTAGATCTTTACAAGATATGGTGAAAGGTTCAGGATTTACATTTAATCAATCTATAGCAGAATTTATCGATAATTCTTTAGATGCTGGCTCTACAAAAATAGAAATAAGTGCTAGGCGTCAAAAAAATGATTATTTTTCTATAGAAATAAAAGATAATGGAAGTGGTATGTCTGATGATATACTAGAAAAATTTACACAAATAGGTTATGGAAACCCGGAAAATTACTCTACTACACAAATTTCTAATTATGGTTTAGGTGCGAAATTTGCTATAATCAACATTTGTAAAGAAGGCCCGGTCGTTATTGAAAGTGTATCTAATGGAAATAAAATAAAATTGAATTTTTATACAGATATACAAGAACCTTATGTTTCAATTGAAAAAAAGGAAATTACTAACGAGGCTAATTATACAAAATTATACATACCTAATCTTGAGGTTAATGGTGCTAAAATTTCTAAAAATCAACTTGATTCTCTAAAAAAATTTATAGGCGCCACCTATTTTCCACACATAGAACGCGGAAATCCTTTGAAAATTGAATTTTCCGTAGATAGAGAAGAACCAGTTAGTATAGATTTCACAGATCCCATTTATAGAAATTTAACAGAAAGGGACGGAGTAGAGAAAAATGATGAACAATGTATGATAGATGGATACCTAATCTCAGTAAGAGGAAGGTGGTTCAATAAAATGCTATTTTCTACAGATAATTTCAATTTACACGACAGTAAACAAGGTGGAACTGGTTTTGCTGCAGCTAGAAGTGGGATTTATTGGAGACTCAACGGAAGATATATCAAAATGGGTGATGGGGATTTTATGAGTAGAGATTCTTTTCAACAAAAACTTAATCATTTAAGAATAGAGGTGGATTTAGATAGAGTTTTTATTGAAACTTTTGGTATAGGGTTCAATAAATCTAAAATTTCAATTGATCGAAACAATGAAAAATTGAAAGATTTTTTCAATTTAATAAACGATATCATTAAATGGGCTGAGAAAAAATACATAGATCAAAATAAACAAAATACCTCACAAGATCCAGAAATTACAGAAGAAAGAGACAATATAAATAGAGATCTTTCTGCTATTAGAAGACAAATAGGTCATGAAAATTATAATGAGCTTTTACCAGAACTCTCAAAAGCTAAAGTCTTAACAGAAAAAGAAAAAACCGAGAAAACCAAAAATAGACCTGATGGATTGCAATATAAAAAATCTAACCTTCAGTTTAGGTATGTCAACAATGGAAAGTTTGATAGAGCTTTTGGTTACGGTAAAGAAAACGGTCAATTGGTCGTAGATCTAAATTTGGATCATCCATTTGTTGAAAATTATATAAAAGCAGATAGATCGTCGAAAAAAGCTTTTGATATGATGCTTTTATCCTTCATAGAGGGATTACTTGATACTAGACGTGAATTCAACTCTGATGTAGATTTTGCTAATTGGGAAGATTACATGGTAGACAACTTCAGTCGTAGAATGTCCAGGTACTTTACACACTATTGAAAGAACTTAAATTTTTCAATTTTTATTCCACTTTTTTTATTTTTATTCGTATTATTGTCTAATAAAATACAAAGAACTCTATCTGATAACGAATCAATATGTCCATTCAAAGTATTTTTACAAAAAACTCGTGCTGGACGAAGAAAAAAATAATTTATTAAAATGATAAGAACTTTTCATCAATTTATTCGACAAACATGTTGGAAATCAGATGACAAATATGCTATAATAGGAACAATTCATCCACATAGAGTAGATGATTTTGATCTGAACTTTTTTTATGGAAATAAGGGTTTTCTCTGGAGCATACTCGGACAAGCTTTTCCAAATCTAGATTTTACAACCGTAGAATCTATAAAAAGAATACTATCGAGAAATCGTATTTGGATTACAGATATGATTGAAGAATGTAGTAGGCCACATGAGAGAGAAACCAGAGATAGTCATCTATATGATTTGAAATTGAATACTAAACTTATAGAAGAAGGTCTTCGGGGATCACAAATTGATACTATATTTCTAACTTCAAGATTTGAAAGGAATAACGCTGCTGAATTGTTTATAAGAGCTTTTGGTTTAGATCTTTTATCATGGAACGAAGAATTATCACAGTTCATTATACCTTCTTCTAAATTTGGTAGAGAAATCAGAGCAGTAGTTCTCTTCTCACCGTCTGGTCGTGCGAATCTTGGTATTTCTAGATCAAAATCATATCTAGCCAGTAAAGATAGATACGGTCAAGAAAAGAATCCAGTGGCTTTATTCAAGATTGATTTTTATAGAGATAAATTCGCATTCTTAGTATAAATATTTTTATATATACCCAAGATGACAAACAACTTTAGAGTCTTAAAATGGAAAGATCATTCGCAAAGTATCGATCTAGCTCAAGATTTTCTAGAAAATATCAAATCTTCTCTATTTGAGGCGAAAACCGAAAACGATGAAAATGAAATAAAAAAGTTTCTCGAAAAAGTTAAAGCGGACCTTTCTCTAAACTTTGCCTTTGCCTCTACTTTTGGAACCGGTGTTGGATTTGCTCTACCTATTGTTAAAGATCTTATAGAAAATGGGAATCTTCAAATCGAAGCTTCTTCAGAAAACTTGATACTTCTTACGATTACTTGTTTTACTATAACCTACTTAGAAATCAAAAAAGGTCAACTAGAACCTTTACAAGTAGATCTTCTTAGAAAAGATTCAAAAAGTCTTCTTACAGAACTTAAACTCAGAGGTATTGGTGGTGGCATTGTTAAAAAAGTTATTCAAGTTTTTGAGGTCATTTCTCAGATTTTCAACTACATTTTCAAGGCTTTCGGTCTAGTTGTTCAGGGATTTTTAGATATTTTTGCCTATACAACGATTCTTGTTCCTTTTATGAACGGCGTGAAACATATCGTAGGTAAATACGATCTCACGGTTGATAATTTTGTAGGAAACTTTACTTCACTTGGTATTGGTGTTACTTCACTTGTTGCTAAGCATGGAATAAACTACATCAAATCAAAACTCAAGAAGAACCTTGGTAAAGATTTTGATGGATTAGATACAACGAAATCTTCACAAAACGAAGTAGAAATAATACAAGATAAGTTTTTTTAGAACATTTTTAGCTTTTTTATATAGAAATGAAACATGACTATTTCTCTAGAAAAGATATTCTTTGTTTGGATATTACAAAATAAAAGCTTCTTTGCTAAAGTAGAATCAAACTACTTTAGAAATAAGGAGATTGAAACCATTTATAGAATAGTTAAAAAATACCTGGTAGAAAATCCAGAAGCAGAAGTTCCTTCACCAAAACAAATCTGGGAGATGGTATCTCTAGAAGATAGAGATGGTCTTATTACTCGAGAAATCTTTAAGGCTATTCTTACAACTTCACTGAGTGAATATAATGAAGATCACTTTATACGACCTAAAATAGCTACTTGGATACTTACCAACCGTATGAAAAGCGGTGGTGTTGATATTATCGAAGAGCTCAGATCACTTGATAACAAAGTAGAGCTCGAAGAGGTACAAACTTCAGCAGGTAAGATAAAAGAAATCGTTGATCTTATGTCTAAAGTTGAACTTGAAGACGACGAAGATCTAGGTAGTGATTTCGATGTAGCTGAATCACACGTTCAAGATAACTCAAAGTTTAAGGTAAAGTCAGGATTTGAAACGATTGATCATATGCTCGGTGGTGGGTGGGATATACAAACCTTAAATTGTGTGATGGCCGAGACCTCGAACGGTAAGTCGTTATGGATGCAGAACTTCGCCTGTAAATCAGCCGATAACGGATTTAATGTTCTCTACATCACTTTAGAGATGAGTGAAAGAAAAGTCATGAAACGACTGGGTTCAATGCGACTTAAAGTTCCTATTAACGATTACGACAGAATATCAAAAGATACACCACTCATCTCTAGAAAAATCGAAGCCTTGAAATCTCAAGGTCAAGATATGGGTCAAGATCTTTTTGAGAAGAAACTTGGTAAAATCATTACCAAATTCTGGGCTGCTGGAACAGCTACCGTAGCTGATTTTGATAACTTTATACAAAAACTTCGTGATAAAAGAGGAATCAAAATTGATTTGATTATTGTAGATTATATTACACTTGTAGCTCCACCAAAAGGCATCGGTGGTGATTCACTCTATATCCGCGGAAAGAATATAGCCGAAGGTCTAAGAGCTCTGGGAGCTAAGTGGAACGCACCGGTCATCACCGGTATACAAGTAGCTAAAGACGCATGGAACTCGTCTGATATAACACTAGAATCAGTTCCAGAATCAAAAGCCATCGCTGAGACAGCAGATACATTTTTTGCCATTATAAGAACTGAAGAGATGAAACGGGCTAAATATTATAGATTTAAATTATTAAAACAAAGAGACGGCGATTTTTTAAGATCACAAATAAAAATAAATTTGAACGATAGTTACTTAACTCTCGAAAATGATCAATTTATTGATCAGTAAATTCAATTAATTGAACTAAAAAGAAAAAATTATGAATGAAAGAAAACGACGAAGAACCGATCGTCCCTGAGCCAAATGATGAAGAAATCAGCGAAGAGATTATCTTTGATGATGACGAATCTGGAGATATAGTAATAGAAATTGAAGAAGACCTGGACGATTTCTTAAAACCAGTAGAAGAGATAGCAGTAGAGAGCGATCCATTTGGCTCAGCGGATCTTAGCGTTTCCAAGCACGCTGAAGAAGGTAAGCACCGCCTAAAATACGATACTATTTTCAAGGGCAAAAAAGATAACATCACACCAGAAGATGAACTCGAAGAACATATCAACTACGAAAATCTAGAGGTTGATAAATCATCAACTTATTGGTTTGAATCTCAAGATAATGAAAATTATATTCGCGAGAAAAAAGTAAAAGAGCGAATCTATAAAGTTCTTTCCCAAAAAACCGATTTAAACTTTGTAAATAATCGTAGAAAACCATCAAGAGTAGATTTCAATAACTACTATTACATCTTAAAAACATCTCTAGTAGATGAAGGTTTCACAAACGTTGAGATATTTAATGAGTTATCGGTTTATTTTTCAGATAACCTTTTCAATATGTTCAAGCTTCTAGATAATAAATGGAGAAATCTCATTATAAACGAACTACAAGAGCATATCGGCAAAAGAAACTACTCAAAGGATGTTGAATATAAAAATATTTTTATAGGAACAGAGATAGAATTTGCCTGGTTCGATGAATTCGGAAACGAGATAAAAATAACCGGCGCGGTAGTTGAGAAGGTAGAATCGGAAGATTATCTAAAAGTTGATTCCTACGAGAGATTCTATGAGATGAAGCTCTCGAACGTTCTTAGAATATTAAATAACACAAAGTTCAAAAATAATCTCAATAAGTTAAACAACCTAGACTTTCTATAAATCTTTTTTTGCTCTAACTATATAATAATCCACTAAAAAAAATGAAGACAAAAATGAATATAAGCGTTACGAAAAGAAACGGAAAAAAAGAACCCCTAATGCTCGATAAGATACTAGAAAGAATCAATCAGCAGACCTACAATCTTGACTCAAAATACATAGCACCTTTTGATATTGCTCAAAAAGTTATCGAAGGTATCTTTCCAGATATCGAAACCAGAGTTCTAGACAACCTAGCCATGGAGACTTCAGCTGCGCTGACAACAAAACATCCAGACTACTCAATACTAGCAGCTAGACTAGCTATTACTTCTCTTCATAAAGAAACGAAGAAAAGTTTTTCTGAAACTATGAAAGATCTTTATGACTACATAGATCCAAAAAGTAAAAGGCATTCACCTGTAATTGCTAAGAATTTCTTGGATCTAGTTCTTTCTAATAGTGATAAACTAGACTCTGCTATTGTTCACTCGAGAGATCACCTCTTTGATTATTTCGGCTACAAAGTTTTAGAAAAATCATACCTTCTTAAACTAAATGGTCGAGTAGCTGAAAGACCACAATATATGTTCATGAGAACTGCTCTACAGATTTGGGGTCAAGATATCGATAAAGCTATCGAGACCTACAATCTCATGAGTGAAGGATACTACACACACGCCACACCAACACTCTTCAACTCTGGAACATCTAGACCACAACTTTCAAGTTGTTTTCTACTTGATGTAGAATCTGATTCTATTGAAGGTATCTTCAACACACTTCGCGAGTCAGCTCAGATTTCTAAAAACGCAGGTGGTATCGGAATTGCTTTTTCTAAAGTAAGAGCTAAAGGAACTTACATCGCTGGAACCAACGGTTCGTCAAATGGTATTATTCCTTTCTTGAAAATTTTTAACGAAACAGCAAGAGCAGTCGACCAAGGCGGCGGAAAAAGAAAAGGATCGATATCTATCTACATCGAGCCCTGGCACTCGGATGTTATGGAGTTTTTAGATCTCAGAAAAAACCAAGGTAAAGACGAAATCCGCGCTAGAGATTTGTTTCTCGCGATATGGATGAACGATCTTTTTATGGAAAGAGTAGATTCTGATCTCGATTGGACCTTGATGTGTCCTCACGAATGCCCAGGTCTTACCGATACTTGGGGTCAAGAGTTTAGAGATCTCTACATAAAATACGAAAGTGAAGGACGTGGTAAAAGAACAATGAAAGCTCGTGAAGTTTGGAATAAAATTTTAGAATCACAAGTAGAAACCGGAACGCCTTACATTCTTTACAAAGATTCCATTAACGAAAAATCAAACCAGGCAAACATCGGTATGATTAAAAACTCGAATCTTTGTGCTGAAATCGTAGAAGCCGTAGGTATCACCAGGGCCGGAACTGAAGCTCTGAAAAATAAAGAACTTCTCGAGAGTGTTGGACTGGGTGATTTCTGGGGTAGAGAAACTATCAATGAAACAGCAGTTTGTAACCTAGCATCGATATCACTACCGAAGTTCATAAACAAAAACAAAAGCTACAATTTCAAGAAACTAAGTGAAGTTGCATATGCGGCTACTATAAACCTCAATAATGTTATTGATACTAACTTCTACCCTATTGAAGGAGCAAAATTCTCGAATCTTCTTCACAGACCGATCGGCCTTGGAGTTCAAGGGTTAAGTGATGTGTTTTTTATTCTACAACTCGCTCATGATTCACAAGAGGCAAGAAATCTTAATCGTGAAATTTTTGAGACGATTTATTTCTCTGCTTTAAGAGCGTCTTGTGATCTAGCTAAGGCACATGGTCACTATGCTACTTATCCAGGTTCTCCTATCTCACAGGGTCTTCTCCAACCTGATCTATGGGGCGTAACTCCATCAGATCGTTGGGAATGGAAAAAACTTCGTGAGGATATCAAAAAATGGGGTGTAAGAAACTCACTACTAACTTGTATTATGCCAACAGCTTCGACCGCTTCTATTCTAGGAAATGAGGCTTCTTGTGAAGCGCAGACCTCAAATCTTTATCTAAGAAGAGTTCTATCGGGTGAATATATTATTATCAACAAACATCTTGTTAGAGAACTATCGAAACTAGGTATATGGAACGAATCGGTTAAAAATAAAATCATACAAGAAAACGGTTCTGTTCAGAATGTTCCTGAAATACCTACAAACATCAAAGAGATCTATAAAACCGTCTGGGAAATCAAACAAAAAGATGTTATCGATCTAGCTGCTGACAGAGGAGCCTTCATCGATCAAACTCAATCGATGAATATCTTTATGGAAAATCCAAATTTCGCAAAACTCACAGCGATGCACTTTTACGGATGGGGTCGTCGTAACTTCTTAAATGATAATGAAGGAAATCCACAAATACCTACTGGTGAAGATATCCAGATCTATTATGATGGAAACGGAAATCCAAAATATTATCGTCATAAGAAATCAAATCTAAAAACAGGTATCTATTACCTAAGAAACAAATCAGCCGCAGATGCGGTGAAATTCACCGTTCAAAACGAACAAAAGTCACAAGAAGAGCAACTCGAACAAATAGCTTGTTCTCTTGATTCGGATGATTGTCAAGCGTGTAGCGCTTGACAATCGTCTTACTTTTTAAATTTAGAGATTAACTCTACTTTTTCGTTGATTCTTTCAAGCTCTTGAAGATAAACTTTCGATTCTTTAAGATATTTCGAAAGTTCTTTAACCCTATCGAAGTCGGCCTTATCAAGTGCCTGATCTATCTCATCATTAAGACGAGATTGTGACCAGGTAGATGGGTCGGCTTCTTTTTGTGCTGTTTTTTGCTTGAGATCAGCTATATCATCCTGTTCTTCTCCATCCGAACTAGTAGTTGCTAGATCACCATCATCTGGATAATCACGAGTAATCCAATCTATAATACCATCTATCTGGTTTTTAGCACTTGATGCTTTATATTTAGCATCATTAAGAACAAATCTACCATTCTGGAGATCGAAACAAGAGAATATTTCTTTAACAATATCTAAAAATAATTTATCCGAATATTCTCCGCCATTATTTGGGTGTCTTGAAAGTTCGATCAATACGAACTCGACCATGTTTTCACCATCATCAATTCTTTTTGAGCTATTTTTAATACAACGTTTTGTAAATTCAATAAACATCATACGAGCAACTGGCCCATAACGAAAATCTTCAGTTTCATCTTTGAAGGATGAGGTATACTTTTTAATATCTTGTTCTTTTTCAACATCTCCGGTGTTAGATACTGCTCTTGGACCAAGACGAATAAGTGCTTTTGAAGCTTCGTGTAGTAGCATTGTAAAATCAAGAGCTCTTACGATAATCCATATTTGTTTTGGATCTCTATTCCAATCAACGTCATTTGAACCGGCCATACCAGCTGGTTGATTCTTCATCATTCTTGCTTTATCATCACCCGGCCAAGCCCAGTCTAATTTATTTCCTAAGCGCATCGTATCGCTTGTTATTCTTTTAAATTCAGTAGCTTTATATCCGAATATTTCTTCAAGATCTTGATCGATAGTAGGATAACTATTCATTATTTCTTCTACCTCAAATCCAGCACCTTGACCGAGCATATCAATTATTTTTTGTTTTGACACGCTATATTTGATATCTTTAGGTGTGTCAGATGATAGAGTTTTTTGCGGAAATGCCGGTTTTTCTCTCAATCTTGGAGATTCATCAATAACATCTTTACCTTCTGGTAAGATTTGCATATCAAAGATGATTCGTCTTTTCGTGGTCGCCTCAGCTACTTCGATAAGATCTTTATATTTGTGTTGAATAATCTTTTCTGCTAACTCAGAAAGACTATTTAATCTCTCTATTTTTTCAACTTGAGTTAATTTTTTACCCCTATCGTCTTTTGACATAATATCTTTAGCACGATCAAGTAACCCCATGAGCTCTGGTCCAAACTGACGCATTTGACTTGGATCATCGGGTGTTGTTCCTAGAGTTTCTCTAGCGTATCTTTTCGATTTTGGAATAAAATCATCTGGTAATCCTTCGATATCTTTAACATCGACTTCTTCTTTGATAAACTTTAGAAAATTCTTCATCTTTTTTCAAAATATTGATTTATCTCTCCCTTCCCTTCGTTGGAGAGTGTTTTATAGATCTCTTGTAATCTCTCTACCATCATATCTGCACCACTTTTTGTCACAGGTTTTTGTTGTGTTGTGGCAGGATCCGAGAAACTTTCGAACTTACGAATGTGCTTCATAATAAACTTTTTTTAGGTATATATAAAAAACTAAACTTTATTATTCTTCTTCATATACTATCTACTAAACGAAAAAACTCATGAAAGAAGAATTTTTAAAGTATTTACAACTGGACCACGGTATTCCGAAAGACGGTCTTCTATCCCAGGTATCTAATATGACACCTTACATCTTAGAAGAAAGAGAGATGCGTGTTACACAAATTGATGTATTCTCCCGTCTTATGCGTGATAGGATCATCTGGTTGTCAGGTGGCGTCGATCAGCACATGGCTGATATTGTTCAAGCTCAACTACTTTTTCTTGACTCGGTTGAAAAGAAAGATATTACTCTTTATATCAACTCACCAGGTGGATCGGTTATGTGTGGATTGGGAATCATCGATGTAATGAACTATATTAAGTCTGATATTGTAACGGTGAATGTTGGTATGGCAGCGTCGATGGGAGCTGTTCTATTATCTTCGGGAACTAAAGGTAAAAGAGCTTCCCTGGTCTATTCAAAAGTAATGACCCACCAAGTAAGTCACGGTCTTTCTGGTAATGTTCAAGATACCACAATTAGTCATCTCGAATCTCATAAATATAACTATATTTTATTCAAGATTCTAGCTCAAAATTGCGGAAAAACATTCGATGAAATTTTCGAGATTTCAAGACGAGACAGATGGTTCAACTCTGATGAAGCACAGAAATACGGTCTTATCGATGAGGTCATCAAACCAGAAGGTTCAAAATCTATTACCCAACTTTTGGAAGGTTTTGACGAATACTACAAAAAAGAAATCTCTAGGTAAAAAAAGAATCTTTTCATCTCCAAAGTTTTATATATACTAAAAATATAAAATAAACAGGATGAAAAGATTTTCTCAAGACTTACGATTTCCATCAAGACCACTACAAAAAATATTCGAACAAGACCAGAGTGTTCAAGTTGTAGAAACTAAAACAGGACCAGCTCAGTTTTTCTCTAAGATTTTTGAATCTAGAGAAATAGCACACGTATATCATCTACAGCTCAAGGGTGACATGGGTTCCTATGCTTCTCACATAGCTCTTGGTGAATACTACGACGGAGTAGTCGATCTTCTAGATGAACTTATTGAGGTTTATCAAGGTCAATACGATATCGTTCAAGGTTATAATATAATTGATACGACTTCTACTCAAAATCAAGATAAACTAGAATATTTCAGTAGTGTAGTGGATTATCTTAAAAATTCAAGATATACCTTACTAAGTCAAGATGATCCACATTATCAAGCTATAATTGATGAGATTATTAATCTATTATACAGACTTATCTATAAATTAAGATTTTTGAAGTAGATTTTTATTCCTTCCAAAAATAGTAAAATTTTATATATATTTTAATGATAAAATTTTACTCGTCCAGACTTCTCAATAAAGTAGAAAAAACTACAATATCTGGAGTAGCCAAAACTTCTTTTTTTACAGAAATATCTACGGGTGTTTCTCCTGGAACCAGAATGTTTATTCTGAACGGTAACTACGACTCGAATGATTTCATTCGTAAAAGTAGATATGGTAAATTTGTGGATGGTTATCGAGTATTGAGAAGTGAAGCCAATAAACTTACACTTGATATAGATTGGACCGGGCTTCCACCAACGGGTGACGCACTATCCGGAAATTCTATCAACATCTGGGTTGTAAGAACAAAATCAGAGTTTGATTATTTGGATAGTATTCTTGTGGATCTATACGATACGAGATGTTCAAAATTTGAATATCGTATTACTTCTAATGTTATCTATACTGAGAACTTAGTGTTTACCAATCAGTTTTTTATTAAAGGTTTCTGGGCAAAAGATGGTAATACTTGGAAACTTATATCAACACATTTCGATCAAGGTTTTATTAACTATTTCTTACCAAAATGGACCGATTATGGATATTCTACGAACTATAAAATAAAGATAAGAAATCATGGTTTTGTTTATAAAAATCAAGAGTTTATTAAAGGAGCTACCTACTTTTTCAACAATCCTGTTTGGCTTTATGATATACAAGTAGCAAATTCTTTTATATCTCGTCTTAATTTTAGAGATGGTCTTTTCAAGGGAACTTTCAAAGACGGATTATTTGGTAGCAACGAGAAAAAGTTACTTTTCGAAGCTAAATGGATGTCGGGTATTACCATCAACTCACAAATAAAAGATTCACAAATAAGAACTAAATCTCAAGTAGGTGAAAATGTTACACTTGGGTTTGTTCAAGATAACATTATTAACTTCTTTTCTGATAAGAGTAACAACGATAGTTATGGTCTTAGTTACTTTTTTGATTCAACAATTGAAAGTGCTCAGATTTATGCTGGTAATTTCATCAATTGTAACTTTGCTTGTGATCTAAATCCTGAAGTTACAGATATCATACCTACAACAACTACCAATTGTCTTCAATACGGCAATTGTTGTACTACAACAACTACAACTACTTCTACATCAACCACTTCTACTACAACACTCTGTCCGTGTTGCGATCCAACACCATCGGTAACACAAACAAATACACAATCACCAACAATTTCACTCACCCCAACTATCACACCAACAAATACTGGAACACCAACAAATACCGAAACACCAACCGAAACACCTACAAATACATCAACCAATACGGAAACTCCCACAAACACTTCAACTCAGACAACTACACCAACAATTACCGATACTCCTACGCAAACTCCAACCGAAACACCCACATCTACAATAACAGTTACAAATACTGAAACACCAGGTACGTCACCATCTGAAACCCCTACCGAAACTCCGACTGAAACTCCTACACCAACACACACAAATACCGAAACTCCTACAAACACACCCACTGTTACACCAACAATCTCTTATTATTTTTACTTTCTTTTAGACTGTGATTTGAGTAATAATAAAATAGGTAGAAGTATTTCAAGTAGTCTAACCGGAACTTACAATGTCTCACCTAACAAGTGCTATCAAATAGCAGGAATAGATTTAGGCCCTTCTTGGGATTATGATCTAGACATCTCAACCTCTGTTGCAAATTGTTCTGATATTTTGTGTATCCCTGTTACACCGACACAAACACCTACACCAACAATTACCGATACTCCTACCGAGACCCCAACTCAAACACCAACCAATACTGAAACACCAACCGAAACTCCAACGGAGACCCCAATCGAAACACCAACCGAAACACCTACACCAACAATTACTGATACTCCTACCGAGACTCCAACTCAAACCTCAACCAGTACAGAGACACCAACAAATACCGAAACACCGGGTGCGTCACCATCCGAAACCCCTACTGAAACACCTACGCCGACAAATACCGATACTCCTACGGAGACACCAACTCAAACACAAACACAGACACCTACTGAAACACCTATACCGACAAATACCGAAACACCAACCGAAACTCCTACGGAGACACCTACTGAAACACCAACTGAAACACCAACCAATACCGAAACACCAACTGAAACTCCTACGGAGACACCTACTGAAACACCAACTGAAACACCAACCAATACCGAAACACCAACTGAAACTCCTACGGAGACACCTACTGAAACACCAACTCAAACACCAACCAATACCGAAACACCGACTGAAACTCCTACGGAGACACCTACTGAAACACCAACTGAAACACCAACACAGACACCTACTGAAACATCTACACCAACACCTACACCAACACAGACACCTACTGAAACATCCACACCAACACCTACACCAACAATAACACCAACTGAGACTGAAACATTTTTCTTATTACAAGAAAATCTATCCACACTACTCCAGGAAAATGGTTCAAGAATACTAATCAATTGAGAATAATCTAAATTTATGATAAATTCAATAGTTCATCCCCACAAAATATACAATAATCTCCTAAATAAAATTATAAAATCCTATGAGAAGAACTTACATATCACCTGAATTCACTTACGAACAAGTTCCAGGAACTCTCAATATGAAGGAGACTCGATTTTTCCAAGGATCGAAAATGATGGAAATAGAAGATACCATTTCTATTTCAGAAGATACTATCTATTGGTATCAGAACTCACAAAAAGAGCAAATAAATCCTATTTCAGAGGCTTCTACGAATCCTGTAGGTGTTAATTTAGTTGAGATCAAGCAAACAAATAGTAAACTATATCTACAGACAAATCAATCACCTTTAGCTATTGAAAGTAACGCTAGATGGGTTCTAGAAATTGAGTGGCGTGAGATATTGATACAATATATCTTTGCTAGAATAAAAGAATCCAGAACTTTCGAAGGTGTTACTGCTAGAGATACTCTTCGTCAAAATGTTGATCTTTCTATAAGAGATTATATAAACTTTAATATCTTATCAAGATACGAGCTTTCAGAAAATTTATTTTGGACCAGATACTTAAAGATTTTAGATACCGGAAGACTACAATACGATAATCTCTATGATAGAACTACAAAACTTGAGATGTTTAAGAACCGTCAATTTTCAACACGCATATCTGAAGGAAAGCTCTTTATTGAGTTTAACCAACAACAACCAGCACTTGACTGGGTTTTTGATTATTATTATACCTTAAACTTTAGAAAAATCTAATGAAAAATAAAGCACATAAAAACCTAGCACATATTATTCACTCTTTTGGATTTAGACCAAATCTTTTAGCTAAATATTTCCTAGACAACGATGTCTTAAAACCAGCTTTTCTGAAAGTATTAGAGGAAGGGGACTATTCAGATCTTGAAAAATCAGCACCGGTTTTTTCACATTTCTCACAAATTAGGGATTATTATAATGATGTGTTGAAAACCATCGATCTAAATTTGGACGATGAAAACTTAGCACACAAGCTAAATGAAAAGCTTGATGAACTTATTCTTCAGGAGAGATACGAAGAAGCTATTGCTATTCGAGATTTCATGACTATAAAAAAAATACCTAGAAAATCGTCTGGATTCTGAACTTTTTTTCACCTCTCTCTATAAAGAGAGTTAAACAACAAATAATGACAGACCATTTAATCGATACACAAGATCCTTTTGAAGAATATTCATTTATTACTAAAAAGACAAAAAAACTTTCTCCTTACCAAAAACAATTTCTGAGTCTTTACGAATCAGAAAGTGTTAGATTTCCGAAAATCGGAACTATTTATTCCCTGAAATATTTGGGAAGAACCAAAAAAGATCACCTTTTCGACGGTGGATTCAAAGACTTTGTTATGGTCGAAGCCAGACAAGTTGAAAATAAATACCTCGAAAACACCGAAATCGGACAAGATGTTGATGTTCTTGTTCTTGATGTAGTTGAAACTCCTTTCACTATCCGTGGATCGATTTCAGCTATCTACGAAAGTAGAGTACAAAGAGAACTAGTTCAACTCTCTGAAGATGATTTCATTGTTGGACTTATTAAGGAATCTTCTCCAGCTGGCTACAAAGTAGCTTTCTCTTACGGTGGTGTTACACTTACTGGATTCATGCCAAATACCCTAGCTGGTATGAATAAACTCTCGAACCCAGAGAGTATTGTAGGAAAAACACTTGAGCTTGGCGTTGAATCTTTTTCAAGAGAAGAGGGAACTTATATTGTTTCGAGAAGGAAATACCTTTATACATTGGTTCCTGAAATGATGAAAAAACTTCAACTCAATGTAGCTTATCGTGGTATTGTTACTGGAACTACTGATTTTGGAATTTTTGTTGAGTGGTGGGACTGCCTAACCGGTATGATTCACAAAACAAACATGAACCCAGATTATAAGATGTCCCAAATCCATCCAGGTATGGCTATTGAGTTCTACATCAAAGAGGTGATTAAAGATAAGATTATACTTACTCAAATCTTGAAAGCTTCTCTTTGGGATGAAATCAAAGTAGGTATGGTTCTTCGTGGTAGGGTTAAAGAAAACAAAAACTTCGGAACACTCGTTGCTTTTGATGAAGAAACAGTGGGTCTAGTTCATAACTCAGAGATAGAAAAACATTCTCTGAAATTTACACCAGACACCGAAGCTGACGTGAAGATAATCGCTATTGATAGACTCAATAGAAAGATTTTCCTCTCGGTTCCTCGATAGGTATAAATGTGGTAGAAGGCATAATCTTTACGAGGTTCTAAAAGTAGATAGTCAAAAGCTATCTACTTTTTTTTTACAATCTAAGTAGTCTTTCGAGCTCTATATGTTTAATAAGATCAAAATCTGAAGCTGTAAGATCCAGTTTAGGTTCAATTTTTTCGATAGCCCAGTCCATCACTGAAAGGTTATTTCTTTTTGGATCAAGTAGTGACTTACAAGTAGCTTCGAGTAAGATTTTCATCTTTACCTCTTGAGAGTTTCTATCAAATTTACGTATATGACGTTGAACTCGCATATCAGGCACTTTTTCATCAAATAGATTACTCAACTGAATCTCGCGAAGCTCTTGCTGGGTAGCTCTACGAAAAGCGCCAATCGCGAGCCACCTTTGATAACCTTCTATTTTGACCTTCACATCAAACCATCTACCTGATGAACCACGTTGAACTTTATTAACTTCTAGAATCTTGTAAAACTCACCACGTCGAAGGTATTTAGAAGACTCCCTTTCACAAACTAAAATCTCACCTCGAGTAAGTTGTTCGGGATTTTCAACCCAGGTTTTATAATCACTACCTACTCCATATCCAGAGGCTGTCCAGTTTGTTACCGGGATGGGATTTCCATTCTCAAGTGTGAAATATTCAGGCAAGTAGTGACCTAGAGATTTAATAACTACGTAAGGTCTAAAAAAACGATTGGTGTTTCCACTAACCATAACGGTTTTAACGCATTCGTAAGTTGCTCCTTTGACTAGACTTCGGTTTGCCTTTACACATTTCAAGTTCATAGATTACTTTTTTTTACAAATATACGAAAAACTTTTCAGAGTTTATATATACAAACTAAAATTATGAAATACCCCGTAACCAGAGAAGGCCTACAAAAAATGGAAGGCGAACTAAAAGACCTAAGATCCAACAAACTTAGACGAGCGATTGAACTTTTACAAGATGCTAGAGAAAGAGGTGATCTTCTAGAAAACTCAGAATATCATACTGCTCGAGAAATCTACGAAGATTGTCAGAACCGTATCCAAAAACTCGAACATCTTATATCTACAGCGCTTATCATCGAACAAGGCGCAGTTGGATCACAAACCGTTCAAATACTAACACTTGTTAGCGTCAAGAACCAAAAGACCGGAACTATCCAAAAATTTGAGATTGTTCCAGAAAACGAGATAGATACCAAATCCGGGAAAATATCCTATAAAAGTCCGGTGGGTAGTGGTCTTATCGGAAAATCTCGAGGCGAGAGCGCTACTATACAAACACCAACTGGATCTATTGAACTTGAAATCTTAGATATTTCACCCTTAATCTAAAAAAAAATGAATATAAGAGAACTTTTTCTAGAACTCACTACTAGAACGTATCCTTCTGGAACTGAAGATGAGATGTTTCATCTTTTACCAAAAGGAACTATTCGTGATTTTTCTGGAAATTATTTTATAGAAATCGGAGATTCTCAAACTATTTTTACCTCTCATTTAGATACGCACGGAGATACCGTTCAACCTATCAATCATCGTTTCAGTGGAGATCTTATTCTCTCTGATGGTAAGACTATACTTGGTGCTGACGATAAAGCAGGTGTCTCTCTAATGATGTATATGATACACCACAAAGTTCCAGGTCTCTATTACTTTTTTAGATCAGAAGAAGTAGGATGCCTTGGTTCAAAAGAAATAGCTAATGAGATGAACTTGAGTAACTGGAAAAGAATTGTATCTTTTGATAGACGAGGATATAACTCAGTAGTAACCCATCAATCTTTGGTAAGAACTTGTAGTGATGATTTTGCTAACTCACTCGCCCAAAAACTAAATAGACACGGACTTGAGTATAAACTAGATACTCAAGGTGTTTCATCTGATTCTTACTCTTTTATCGATAATATTTGTGAATGTACGAACTTATCGGTTGGATACCAAAACGAACACCTCACCAAAGAATCTCAAGATATACGGTTTCTTGATCTACTTGCTACAACTCTTATTAGAATAGATTGGGAAGATTTACCTACACAAAGAAAACCTCGACAAAGAGAATGGATCGGTCAATCTCAAATCAAACCATCAGATTATAAACCTCCACAAAAATCTTCTAAATCTTCAAATAAGGTTTCGACTGAATCTAAGAAATCAAAGAAATTCTCGAAAAGATTAAATCTTTTTGGTTCAAGTAAAGAATCAGGCTTCTGGACTCGCTGATATAATATCTTTACGAGTGATTAGCTCGGCGGGTGCGTTTTTTATTTGTGAACCAGCCACCCCGTGATCTACTAAATACTTTCTACCACGAATTTCTTTAATACGCACCGGTGTTATCATGCCGTTATACCAATAAGATATATAAACAACATCATCTACTCCATAGTAGTTACTCCATTCGAGTAAGTATTCCATAGAGAGTATATATTATTTTGTAAGTCTGTTTTTAAGCATTTTTGCTACGACACGTGAGTTATTTTCGAGATTCTCGTTACCGATAATCCAATCTAGGTAATCAAGGTTTTCCCGAACAAGTGTTCCTTTCCATTTTCCTTTACCAAAAAAGAACTCACCATCTTTATGACGAAACCATCCTGAAAAATCTAGGATTTTTTCTCCGTATTGAGTAGAACGTATAATACTTGAGATTTCATTCATCGGTGTTTCTTCAAGTCCATAGAGTTTGATCTGGTGCTCGAAAACACGAATCGTTGCTTGAATATCATTTAGCGCTGAGTGCTGTCCATCAAAAGTTTCACCAAAGAAACGTTTATAGACTTCACCGAGCTTTCTAGTCTCGAATTTATTGAGAAGATTGTAGCAATCAATAATATTGACACCGAAAAAATTAATGTTTTTACCACACCTTGAAAATTCTTCATAGAGTATAGGTATATCAAAAAGTAAGCAGTTGTATCCACCAAGATCACATCCATTAAAGAAGTTGAAAAGATCATCTGAAAGATCCTTGAAAGTAGGACATCCTACCAAGTCTTCGTTTTTTATACCATGAACTTCTGTAGCTTGTGGGTGGATTTCTTTTTCTGGGTTTATTCTACTTTGATAGGTTAGTTTTGAGCCGTCTTTTTTAAATTTTATAGCACAAATCTCGATTATTCTATCTTCTTTTAAGAGAATACCGGTTGTTTCAAGATCAAAAAAGATAATATCTTTTTCAATTTTATCAAAAATAGTTTTCAAGTTAGGTGTGATTTAAGAGCCGAGTTGTTTAGCTAACTTATATCTTGATTGACGAGGAAGTTTTTTAATTTTTTTCCAGCCAAGTGCTCCGTGAAAGCCAACACCTGATAGATCATCAACTACAAAAATGAGATGTTTGATACCCTGGTAGGATTCATCTAATGTTTTCTCTAAAAAAATAATGAAATCTTTTTGCTCTTGAGAAAAGAGGAACTCACCTTCAAAATGGTTGAAGAATCTAAAGTGTCCAGGATAAATCTCGATCCAACCACCAAATCCTATAATTGTATCCTGTTTTTCGAGGTAGTAAAGATTCCATTTATCTTCTAGATCCATCGAGAAGATTTCCAGAAATTTATCTTTTGCCCAATCTTTTGTTAGAGAGCAGATTCTTTTTGGTGAGCTATGTTCAATCACTTTTAAATATTCAAATACGAACGAAACTTCATTAGACCCCAGTCTGTTATTATATCAGAAGGAATCAAATTGTTTATGTATTTTATATCTACACCTACTGTATGTGAAAGACTCTCGGTTCTACTACCATCACCACGAATAGGTATTTCATCATAATCACGAGAGGTTAGATTAATAATAGAGAAATAAACTTTATTGACTTGACTTTTGTTGAAAAAGAAAGGTGGTTCAAAGTTTAATTTAAAGGTATCAGAAAGAACAAGTCCGGCCTCTTCTTGTAGTTCTCTAAGTAGTGCTGTTTCTGGTGATTCACCTTCTTCGATACCACCACCAACGAGAGCTAAGTGATATTCAGAACCATCTCTATACTTGAATGTAGGTATGTATTCTTTTCTTATAATAAACTTGTTTTTCTCAATTAGATAGGGAATACAAAAAACTGCGTCTTTTTGTTCGACTAGTGACCAGTCTTCGTATTCAATAACTTTCATAAAATCGTTGGACCATTTAACCCCCTTATGGTTTTTAGATGAAAACTCATCAACTAGTTTAGGTTTAATTTTTGAGAATGGTTTCATAATACAGAGGTATATATAAAAATTATAGAGTTGATTAATTCACTATCCAGGTTCCAACAGCTGAAGTTACTATCCAGTCACCGTTTGTATTCACTGAAATAAGAGCTGCTGCGTCTCTAGCGAAAGCCGCGGTCGATTGAATGTAACCACTTGTTACAGTTTCACTATCACCGAAATATATTTTCTTTCCCGATGGTGCTTGAACTCTATACCAACAATCACTTTGTGGTCCGAATCCAACAAACCTACATTCAGTTCCAATACTTGTTACGGCAGGTAGAGTTATTGTAATAAAACACGATTCGGCTATATTACCGTAATTTTCTTGAGAAGTTCCGTCGTTAGGCCAACTTGTCCAGAGTAAGTAATTATAACCTGAACTACCAGAAGTACCGGAGGAATTAGAAACACCTGAAGTTCCAGCAGATCCTGAAGTTCCAGAAGTTCCAGAAGATCCTCTGGAACCTGAGCTGCCTGAGGTTCCGGATGATCCCCTAGATCCAGAGGAACCAGAAGTTCCGGATGATCCCCTAGATCCAGAGGAACCAGAAGTTCCAGATGAACCAGATGATCCTGAATTACCGGAAGTTCCTGATGAACCTCTAGAACCTGATGATCCTGAAGTTCCTGATGATCCAGAGGATCCAGATGAACCTGAAGTTCCTGATGAGCCCCTAGAACCCGATGATCCTGAAGTTCCTGATGATCCTGATGAACCTGTAGTTCCCGAAGAACCAGAAGATCCTGATGAACCAGAAGTCCCAGAATTACCATCTACGCCAGCAGTTCCAGAAGATCCTGATGATCCCGATGAACCTGAAGTTCCCGAAGAACCAGAAGATCCCGATGAACCAGAAGTTCCCGAGGAACCTCTAGATCCCGACGAACCAGAAGTTCCTGATGAACCTGATGAACCTGAATTACCAGAAGTTCCAGAAGAACCAGAAGATCCAGACGAACCAGAAGTTCCTGATGAACCGGACGAACCTGAATTACCAGAAGTTCCTGATGAACCTGAAGATCCCGATGAACCGGAAGTTCCTGATGAACCTGAGGATCCAGATGAACCAGAAGTTCCAGAAGAACCTGATGAACCAGAGGTTCCGGAAGATCCCGATGAACCTGAATTACCAGAAGTTCCTGAAGAACCAGAAGATCCA